GGTTCAAAAAACCATAAAAATTAAGACTCAAGATGGTTATTTCGAATGCACTCCTAACCACAGAATGGCTAAACTCACCGGAACAAATTCAAAAGTTTGGGTAAGTGCAGAGGATTTAAAAGCTGGAGATCGTCTTATTTCCACCAGGGATGAAATTGCGGGGCAAAAAACATTTTTACCAAGTTGGGAATATAAAAAACCAGAAAGATCAACGACATGTAAAGATATTGTTGTTCCTGAATTAGACCAGGATATGGCATGGTTCATTGGCTTGTTTCACGGGGATGGTTATACTTATGCAAATAGAGAAAAAGGAGGTTTTAATGCTTATATATCTTTAGTCTTTGATATATCTGAACATGACATTGCGGAGAAAGCAAAAGAGCAAATAGAAAGGTTCGGGTTGGACAATGTAACCTTGAAAAAAAGAAAGGGAGAAAATAGCTGGATGGTTCATTGCCAGTCGAAACAGCTAGCGTGGTATTTAGACCAAAATATTAAGCAACCTAAAAAAGAAATTATAATACCTGATTTTATAAATAAGGCGAACACAGAAATAAAATTATCTTATGTTTCTGGAGTCTTGGACTCCGACGGCGCGGCCAACAATAGACCTCTTAACGTAGTTACTACAGTTTACAAGGGCTTCGCATTAGGAATTCAAAGACTATTGTATTCCTGCGGAATGGAATCTAGATATTGCGAATCTAGTGAAGACTGGGAGAGCAGAAAGGGTTGGCAAAAATTACATTATGTGAACCTTATCACGAATTATTCAAGGGTCAAATTATGTCAAAAGGGGAATTTGTTAAAAGAGATCCCCTTGAGAAGTAAAAGCATGAATGCTAATTCGTATCCTTCGGAATGGATAAAAACGAATAGAACAAAAACAGGAGCGTTATCTAATAAAAAAGTTAATATTGATAAATATCAAACATATTTTCTTGACCCCGACTATATCCCTGTGGAAGTTGTAGACATAGAAGAGGGAAGGAGAGTATCAACTTACGACATAGAAGTGGAGAGTGTTCATGAATTTTTCTGCAATGGTTATTTGACTCATAACTCTGCGGAGATCTGTTTGGGAGATCCCGATGACTTTCTATTCCTTCGAGCGAAGAGATGGGATCTTGGGAACATTCCAAATTGGAGGGCGATGTCGAACAACACTATCTATGCAGATGAATATAGTCATATCATGGAGTCAGTATGGGACGGATACGCTGGAAATGGGGAACCTTATGGATTCTTTAACCTCCCTCTCTCAAGAAAGAAAGGTAGAGTCAAGGACAAGGGAAGTAAGGCGGACTTGGAAGTAGCAGGAATTAACCCCTGCCAGCCGAGGTGGGCACCTATTTTAACTCAAGGGGGCGTTAAAAAACTGGAAGATGTTAACGCGGGCGACCTAATTTGGTCTAAAGATGGATGGGTAGAAGTTAATAAGAAATGGTCTACAGGAATCAAGAAAGTTTACAGATATACAACTACAGCGGGGTCTTTTGTGGGAACAGAGAATCACAAGTTAGTCTCGAACGGAGAGAAAATTGAAGCTAAAGATTGCGAATCAGTAGATATTCTCACAGGTCCTTACGGAAAGGTGGCATCAATAGACACTCAAGATATCATGGACGGGATGGTGATAGGGGATGGGTCGGTCCACAAAGCTAGTAATAGCAAGGTCTTTTTGTATATTGGGGTAAATGATAGTGATTATTTTGCATCAGAAATAGCGGGCCTTATAAAGGGGGGTAACAAAATAAGTGATTATGATAGCTACGATATAAAAACTACCATCTCTTCAGAAGAACTTCCAAAGACATACGAACGAACTGTTCCCGACCGCTTTCTTTACGGAGGAAGGGAAAAGGTCTCAGGGTTCTTGAGAGGGGTGTATTCAGCGAACGGGTCCGTGGCAGGGAATAGGGTGACTTTAAAAACGACGTCTCCCACTTTAAGGGATCAAGTTCAGCTAATGCTTTCTTCAATAGGAATTAGATCTTATTATACTACTAATAAATCCAAGTCAGTTAGGTTTGAAAACGGAGATTATATTTGCAGAGAAAGTTATGATTTAAATATATCTACAGACAGAGAAAAATTCATAGAAAGTATTGGATTCATTCAAGAATATAAAAACGAGAGAATCAGAGTAGTTAGTTCTTCAAGAATTAAAACTAACTATGACATTATTTCTGTGGATTTTGTGTCAGAGGAGGAAGTTTTTGATATAAATGTAAATAACTCTTCTCATACGTATTGGACCGGAGGGTGCGATGTCAGCAACTGTGGTGAGATCACCCTTGAGAACTATGAATGTTGCAATCTCTCTGAGTTATATTTAAATAATATTTCTTCTGAAGAGGAATTAATAGAATGTTCTAAACTTCTATATAAAACGCAAAAAGCTATTTGTTCTCTTCCGTTTATACATGAAGAAACTAATAAAGTAGTACATAAAAATATGAGACTCGGCCAAGGGGTGACAGGAATCTGCCAGTCGTTGGACAAACTTAAGTGGCTAGACGGCGCTTATGTTGCCCTCAAGGATTATGATGAGAAGTGGAGTAAGGAAAATGGTCTACCAGTTAGCATAAAGCTTACGACGGTTAAGCCCTCGGGGACTCTTTCTCTGTTGGCGGGGGCGACTCCTGGGATTCACCCTGGTTTTTCTAAATACTTCATCAGAAGAGTAAGGATGGCGAGCGGAGATAAGTTAATAGAAGCTTGCAAGAAGCTGGGATACCACGTAGAGTTCGCAAGGAACTTCGACGGAACGAACAAATACGACACTTCAATTGTTGAGTTTCCTTGCTATGTGGGGGAAGATGCCGTCTTAACGGAAGATATGTCGGCAATACGTCAGTTGGAGTTGGTAAAGCAGATTCAAAGTGACTGGTCTGATAACGCAGTTTCTTGCACAGTTTATTACAAAAAGGAAGAACTTGCGGGAATTAAGGAGTGGTTGAAAGAGAATTACAAAAACAATATTAAGAGTGTGAGTTTCTTGTTGCATGATGACCACGGGTTCGATCAAGCTCCTATGGAAGAAATTGACGAGAAGACATACTTGAAATTAGTGGCAAAGACGAAGCCTTTAAGTAGCATTCAAGTCTCACAGGGAGAAGCCTTGCAAGGGATAGAGTGCGAAGGGGGAGCTTGCCCAATTAAATAACATGGAAGAAAAAGTTGCTGAAAAGAAACCTGCCAAGAAAGTTGCGAAGAAGAAAGTCGCGAAGAAGAAGGTAGAAATTGATAAGCGGAGCATAGTAAAGAGGTTGGCGAATCCTCCTAATGTCGCAGTCGGTCAGTGGTGGGGAAAAGAGATGTCGATCTTTAAAAGGATTCTCGCTCTTTACCCGGAGCTGAAATTCTGGGAGAAGGTTATTTTGCCCGAAGTGCAGAGTATGGCTCAATTTACAGTGGAGCCTCTCAAGACTTTAGTCAAACGCAAATATCTGGAATACAATATAGTCATTCCTGAAAAAGTGAAAATAGAAATTGGAGAAACTGTCGGAGAGGATATAATCTATAAGAAGAAACAAACACTTATAGGTTTTATAGATGGCAAGAAAGAAAGAAGTAAAGAATAAGGAAGAGAAAATAGTATCAGTTAACGCAATAACGGATAAATTTTTCAAGGAACACGCAGAGTTTCACTACAATTACGAAGACCCGCTGGACTACAAAGTCTCCAGTGGGTCTTTGTCGTTGGATTACAGGCTAGACGGAGGGCTTGGGCCGGGGCTCCACCGGCTCACAGGAATGAATGAAGGTGGGAAGCTTCAGGGGGTATCGGAGCCCGTTCTGACTCTTCAAGGGTGGAGAGTGATGGGGGACTTGAAAGTTGGTGATAAAGTTGTAGACGCTCAAGGAGAGGAACAAGATGTTCTAGCTGTCTACCCTCAAGGAGTGAAAGATGTTTACAAGATGACGTTCGACGACGGGTCAGTAACGCGCTGCGGTATGGAGCATTTATGGGAGACTTCCTCCTTCTCAGAGAGACATGCGAAAAAAGGACAGAGAAGGTCAGTAAAGCCTATGAAGGATATTATAGATACCCTTAAACACGGCAAGAACTCGAACCACTCGATAAGACTCGTTAAACCTATCAAGTTTTTAGAGAAAGATTACGACATTGACCCTTATTTATTGGGAGTTCTCTTAGGTGACGGAGGAATAACTGAGTCTGTGCAAGTAACTTCGGCAGACAAATTCATTTGGGACGAGGTAGGGAGAATAACGAAAAGAGATTTCCCCGGCTCTAGTATGACGAAGATGAGCGACATGGAGTTTCGAGTAGTATTTAAAAGTCAAACAGATAACCCTCTAATTTCATGTTTAAGAAAAGAAGGTCTTTTTGGTTGTAAGTCTGATACAAAATTTATTCCAGAGAAATATCTCTTCGGGTCAATCAATCAAAGGCTGAAATTATTACAAGGTTTAGTAGATACAGACGGGTATTTAAATCCTAATAAATCAGAGGTTCTATATTACACTTGCTCGAACAAACTAGCGGACAACGTAATGGATTTAGTTAGGTCCTTAGGAGGTCTAGCGAGACTAAGGGTGAAAAAGCATTGCGGATACAAGAACAGTGAGGGGGAGAAAGTAAAATGTAAAGATTGTAATGTAGTTAGTTTCTATTTGCCGGAAGGAATGAATCCCTGCTCTCTACCTAGAAAGCTAGAAAATTATACGCCAAGAGAATTAAATTTTTGTCACTTCATAAAAAGTATAGAAAAAGTGGGAGAAGAAGAGAGTGTGTGTATCAAGGTGTCGTCGCCGGAATCCTTGTATGTAACAACTAATTATATTTTGACTCACAATACCTCACAAGCATTGGAATTCATGAGGAATTTCTTAAAAATGCCAAACGCAAGAGGCGTTTACCTGAAGGCGGAAGGAAGGCTAGGCCCTGAAATGAGGGCTAGATCAGGAGTTAAATTCGTTTACGATCCTAAGGAGTGGGAGGATGGAACTTGTTTAGTCTTCGAATGTAATATCTTTGAGATAGTTGTGGATTTAATGAGGAATTTGGTCGCGGCGAAAGAATGCGGGAAGATCTATAATTTTCTGTTGGACTCTGTAGACGGGTTGATACCTCAGGCGGACCTGGATAGACCTTTCTCGGAGTGCAACAAGATCGCAGGTGGGGCGGTCATCTCCTCTACTCTTATGAAGAAGATCGGCATAGCCTTGCCAAAGAGGGGACACATGGCTTTATTTATCTCTCAGGTTAGGGCTGATATAAAATTAGATCCTTACAGTAAGGCACCAGTGAGACAGACTACGGCTACCGGAGGAAACGCATTATTGCATTATGCTAACTGGATTCTAGAATTTGAACCAAAATTCAAAGGAGATTTAATTTTAGAGAACGAAGACGCAAAGTACGATGCAGAAAAGAATAAGATTGTGGGTCATTTTGCTAAGATAACTATTAAAAAAAGTCCGAACGAGTCGACGAACAATGTAATTAAATATCCTATTTGCCATGGCCGGAAAGGAGGGACGTCTATTTGGGTCGAAAGAGAGATCAGTAAAATGCTTATGAAATGGGAGCTTCTAACGAAAAAGGGAGGGTGGTATACTTTCGACGAAGATCTTGTGGCTTTGGTGGCAGACGCAGGGGTGGAAATGCCTAATAGATTACAAGGTTATGGGAAGGTGAATGATTTAATCTTGGGCGACGAAAAGTTGAAGGACTTTTTACTTGACTATTTACAAAGAATATTAGAAGAGGCGACGAATGCAATTCCAGACACTAAAGGGCTCGAAGAGGAAAATTAAGAAACCTCAAAGATACATCATTGACTGGAAAGGAAAGTCTCGAAGTAAGCTTCAGTTTAGAGCTAAAGAGGCAGTCTTCCCTTATTGGAGGCATGATGTAGTATTTGAGGAGTTTCCTGTGGCAGGGACCAGGTTAACCTTGGACTTTTATAATGCCACGAGAAAGATAGCAATAGAGGTTCAAGGGACTCAGCACACTAAGTATAATCCATTTTTTCATGGTAAGAATAGATTGAACTTTATTTATCAGATTGAGAAGGACGTGATGAAAGCAGATTTTTGCAGTTTAAATGGGATAGTATTAGTAGAGATTTTCGAAGATACTTTTGATTTAGAGGAAATGATAGAGAGTATTTTAGAAGCTTAGGTAATAGGAGTATATATAATATAGAAAATAAATAGAAATAAAGTATGGATGATATAGAAGACATAGAAGATAACGAGGAAGATGACGTTGAAGGAAGTGAAGGAAGTGAAGAAGAGGGGTATTCTATCCCTGACTCTCTGCTCGATGCAATTTGGGAGTGTACGGGGTCAGGAAATACAAATACGGGTGGCTATCTTTTGGCATACGTGGGGAGAGATGGTACGCCGGTTGTTCGTCTCAGAGCAGGGACCAGGACTCTAGAGATGGGACTAAGGAAAGTAACCGCGAGCTTCTTAAAATCTATAGACGATATAGAGTACGCGAATTTCGAAGATGGTTACTCTTTTTAAGGGCGCTGGGGTGCAAGTCCCAACGCCTTTTGCCTTGGTTTCGAATAAGTCTTGACATAAAGACAATGTTTTGTATGATGGTGGAGTATGATTTATTCCCTAGAATTAGAGCAGCATGTGCTGGCATGCCTTATTAAGTACCCTGAATGTTATGCAGAGGTTGCAGAATGGCTAAACAAAGAAGACTTTTACGCCGACGAAGATGGCATAAATAGGACAATTTTCAACGTCATCAAGCGAGGTATTGATAACTCTGAGTTCTTGGATGAGACTGTCCTAGTTGAGAGGGTCAAAGCTCTAGGAATTACTTTCAAGTCGGACCTAAGTGTCGGTGACTACATCCATTCGCTTTCGATGCAGAAGGTCAACAAACAGAAGATTGCCCAAGTCGTCGGGGAATTGAAATTATATACAGTTAAAAGAACTTTAGAATCTACTGCAATAGAAATTGTAAAAGATCTAAGATCTCTACCTCCTGAACTTACATGCACAGAAATTATTGAGAGAGTAGATAAGAAGTTTAATGAGAATATCACATTCTTTGATTCAGCGGTCGATAAACCTGTTAATATTTTTGAAGAAATGCAGGCGCTAGTTGAAGAACGTGGAGAGAACCCTATTACTGAATTCGGCATGATGGGGCCACACAAACGAATCAACGAACTTTATGGTTCTCTATTACGACCAGGGAATATAACGGTAGTTTGCGCTCGCAGTTCCACGGGAAAAACTAAGGTAGCACTAGATTTTTGCACAAGGGTATCCAAGAAATACGATAACGTCCCCATTCTTCACTTCGATAATGGAGAGATGTCGAAGGAAGAGCTTTCGTTTAGACAATGCGCGGCGATGAGCGACGTTCCTATTCATTTGCTTGAGACAGGTCTTTGGAGGAAGGCTGGAGAAGAGACGGTGAAGAAAGTAAGGGATACTTGGAAAAAAATAAAAGGGATGAAATTCCATTATATCAACGTCGGCGGCGAAGGTGTTGATTCTATGATTTTGAAACTAAAAAGATTCTATTATAACGAAGTAGGAAGAGGGAATGAAATGATTTTCTCCTTCGACTACATAAAACCTGTCGCAGACCCGACGGGAAGGAGATCTGAATACGCTATTATTGGGGAAATGGTTGATAAGTTTAAAAGGACTATTCAAAGAGACATAGTTTTTGAGGAAAAGCCGATGGTGTCAATGTTCACCTCTGTTCAAAGTAATAGAGGGGGAATAGTAGGAAAGAAAATGGCGAAAGACGTTATAGATGACGAAAGTATTGCAGCATTATCTGATAAAATTATTCATTATTGCTCTCATTTTTTTATTCTCAGGAACTGCACCTTGGACGAGATAGCGGAAGCTCCGGATTTTGGAACCCATAGGTTAATCTTAAGGAAGCCTAGACACTTGGGGCCAGAAGTGGAGAGGGCCTTACAACCCGTGAGACTACCGGACAATACTCTTAGAGATAATTTTATTTGTTTAGACATTAAGGGTTTCAATGTAGAAGAAAAGGGAGACTTACATGATTTGCTGTATTATATGAGTGATGATGCTATAGCAATAAGGAGTGCTAATGCCGACGATGATCTGCCTCCAGGACTGAGGTAATGGAAGATGAGGAAGCCATACGTGAAACGCTAGTTAGTTTAGGCTTTGGCTTAACCAACAGAGGTAGCTATTGGCAGGCGAAGGCTGCATGGAGGCAAGGGGATAATCCTAGCTCTATTCAGATATACAAAAACTCAGGAGTTTGGCACGATCATGCAAGAGGGGAATACTCTCAGCCCTTCGGGAGACTTATAGAAATAGCTTCAGGCGGGAGATACAATCTCGAGAATCTAGCTATCAAGAGGGGCGACACTGTAGATAATAATATATTAAGATTGGAAAGAAAAATAAAAATAGCGATGGACGAGAAATACCCAATAGAACTACTAAAGAATTTACTGCCTCAACATAACTTATATATTAATAAAAAAATAAGCGAAAGCGTTATTAATCTTTACAAGTCGGGATATTCTACTCAAGGGAAGATGAGTCGCAGATATGTATTCCCGATCTTCGATATGAATGATCCTACCAGTATTATTGGCTGTAGCGGACGGAGCCTCTACTGGACAGAAGGATCGACCATGTCGAAATGGAAGCATCTGGGGAGGAAGTCTAACTGGATATACCCTTTTTGCATTCCTTTCGACGGGAAACTTCCTTTCCTAGAAAAATACGATAGAGAAGAACCATTCTATATTGTCGAAAGTATTGGAGACAGTTTAGCGATGACTCAGAGAGGTTTGACTAACCATATGGTTAGCTTCGGATTGACCTTAAGTTCTAAACAGGTGGCGAAACTGTTAGAACTTCGACCTGAAAAGATAGTCATCTCTTCTAACAACGATGCAAACCAGAGAGATAATCCGGGAATGAAAGGGGCAATTAAAAATTATTTTAAATTAAGTTCTGTTTTTAATCTAGAGAGACTTGAAATTAGGCTATGCCCTCCGAACGTTGACCTCAGTAAACTCCACGAAATAGAAACGAAAGATGAATTTAAGATGTGGTTAAATAAGAAAATAGCTCCAGAAGAACAAAGGAAGTACTTACTAAAGAAATTAAATAGTTTTGAAGGAAATTCTATAATTAAAAACAAAAAAGAAAGAGATTGCAAGATAAAAACATTATCTGCGCTCTGTGGGGAGGAAGAATGGGTATAGCATTATCAGCTAGCAGGATCAAAACAGCTAAGACATGTTCTTGGATGTATTTCGCAAAATACGTTATGAAACTACCAGACAAATCTAACGATGGAGCTTCCAGGGGATGGATATGCCATTTGATTTTTGAGTGCTTAGGTATTCAGCGTAGGAGAAAGATGTGGAAGAGGCTCATAAAGAGTGGAGACCTTTTTAGCGAACCTTCTATTAAGCGCCTTTGTCTCAAGCACGCTGTAAAGTTAGAAGTGGACGACGAAGATAACATGGACCTCATAAGAGAGATGACTCTTAAGGGTTTGAATTTTGACTTCGAAGGAACAAGTCTAGGAGCCCCCGACGAAATTTTGGTTGAACAAGATTTCGACATGGAGATAAAAGAGAAAGGAAAGAAGTTCAGAGTCAGAGGCTTCATCGACAAATTATTTCTATATAAAAAGAAGAAATTAGCAATTATTAGAGATTTTAAGTCAAGTAAAAGGATGTTCGAAGGGGAGGAGATAAACAAAAATCTGCAAGATTATATTTATACGCTAGTAATTAGAAGGTTATATCCAAAATATACACGCGTGATGTCAGAATTCGTTTTCTTGAAATTCGACCTGTCACACGGGAGGGAGTCTGAAGGGTATCAGCCTATGCAATTAATAGAAATAAATAAAATAGACGGCTTCGAAGAAGAACTAGATGGAATACAAAAATACTTAAATGACTTTACTGTCGAGAAAGGAAAGTCGGGATATGCAGCAGACAAACCTTATGGGAAAGGTTTCGAGGGTCCCGTTGTTTGCGGAAGGTGTAAGAAGCCCGGGGAATTGAAGTTGGATGGAACTCCAAAGTGGTCATGTGCTTTTAAATTTGGTTTTGGTTATTATGCTGTAATGGGTAAGGATAAAAAGGTCAAGAGATCTTATTTTCTCGGGGATTACCTCGATGGGAAAGAGTCTTTAAAGGATGGAGAAACTTTAGAGAGAAGGGATTATCTGGGGTGCCCCAGATTTAATGGGAACATGATCTAAAAAACGGCGCTGGGTTTACCCTCCAGCGCCTTTTTAGTTGACATTCAACAGAGCAAAGAGTATCGTTGTCGATATGAAACCTCTGTTTAAAACTGACCGAAGCATTGGGAAATCCCTGTTGACCCCAGACGATGTTGCGAGGATCGCGACCAAGGATGGTCTGACAGAGGTAGTCCTCGTCGAAGACAATTTTCATGGGTTTTTAGAATCTCGGAAGATTTTTGACGAGAGTAATTTGAAATTTACTTTTTGCTTAAGATTGAATATCTATGAAGAGAAAGAGAGCAAACAAACCCATAAGGTCGTGATCATCGCTTTGAACGATGAAGGTTGTAAGGCTCTCTACAAGATACACACGGAGGCCTTCTGCGAGAACGAAGGGAAACTCAAACTAGAAGATTTAGTGAAGCATTGGTCGGAAAATTTAGGAATGGCAATACCTTTTTATGATTCGTTCCTCTACTACAACAATTTCACGTTTGCGAGTTTCGCCCCAGACCTTAAGCCGTTCAAGCCCCAGTTTCTCGTAGAGGACAACGGATTACCCTTTGACGGCTTACTCAAAAATTCGATACTAGAATATACTAAAGGAAAATACAATATTGAGAAAGTCAAAACAATTTACTACGAAAAAGCAGAAGACTTCGAAGTCTTCCAAACATTTAAAATTACTTGTGGGGAGTATAAAGGGCGGGCCAAGGATCTTAGTTCTCCTGGGCTAGAACATTTTTGTAGTGACAAATTCAGTTTCGAGGCATGGAAGAATGAAAGATAAATCATTATTACAGGGTCCTATCTACGTGGGATTCTCAGATATAGAGGGTAAAGGAGTCTTTGCTAGAGAAGATATCAGAGCAGGAGTAACGGTTGAAGAGGCACACTACCTTGTTCTAGAGGACAGAGAGTGGAAAAATTGTGACAAAGAACTTATTAAATATGTTTTCGCATTGCAGTCTCTTTCTGATAACTGGAAGGAATTCTGCGACGAGCATGGAGGGCTAACTACGGACTTGGTGACTCGCCCTATTGCAGTGTTAGGATTCGGAATGATCTATAATCATTCTAAAGAAGAAAATTTAGTATTCAAAATAGACGATAGAAGAAAAGTAGTAACCTATATTGCCAAGAAGGATATAGAGCAGGGAGACGAATTGACTATCAATTACGGAGAGCAGTATTGGTCTGATAGAGAAGATGAAAAATGATTTATTAAGGTTCGACAAGAATCAAAAATATATGGTGATGGATTTTGAGACGTGCGGCCTCAATCTTTTTTCTTCTAAGCCGTGGCAACTTAGCTATGTCCTTGCTACAGGAAATCAAATTACTTCTAAGTACGACCATTGGATAGATTGGCCTAGTCTCGAGGTTTCTCCTGGGGCCGCGATGGTCACAGGCTTTTCCTACGATAAGTATAATAAACTAAAAAAACCAGCCAGCCCCATCTTGGACGAATTCGAAAAGATTCTTTATAATCCAGAGTATATCATTGTTGGGCAAAATTTGCTAGGTTTTGATATATATATTCATAATATCTATAGAAGGTTAGAGGGGAAGAACCCGGACTTCTCTTACTTGCCGAGAGTAGTAGATACGGTGTGTCTTGCAAAGGCTAGAGTGATGGGGGTGACAAAGATCCCCAAGGAGAAAAGAATATATTCAATGTATAAATACCTCAACACTAAATTGCCGAGAGGCTCCAAAGTAACCCAGCTCGCTCTACTTAAGGATCTCGATATAGAGTTTGAGGAGAGTCGACTGCACGACTCTTTATACGATGTAGAGAAAAATTTTGAAATATTTAATAAATTAATTTGGGAGGTAGAGGTATGAGTAGTAGCATCTTTGATAAAGCAGTAGCGTATGTGAACCCTGTTCCGCCAGGCGTAAAGTTGCCGAAAATTCAAGTAGAAGAGAAATATTACAAAGAACTAGACATTCCAAAGGACTCTTCTAACTATGATTTTCTGAGGCTCAAATGCCTCGAAGGGGTGAAGAAGAGAGGAATAGATAAGAAGGATAATAAACAAGAATATTACGATAGGGCAAAGTATGAACTTTCTGTTTTTGAAGAACTCGGGTTTGTAGATTATATTCTTTTGAATTGGGACATTATTAAGTTCGCTCATGAAGGTGGAATCCCTGTCGGACCAGGGAGAGGGTCAGCTCCGTCATCTTTAATCCTTTATTTGTTGGATGTTACAGATGTAGATCCTATAAAATATGGTTTGTTTTTTGAGAGGTTCGTCTCTAAGAGCAGAGCTAGAAAGATAGAGGTAGACGGAGAGACCTATCTTGACGGAAGTTTGTTAGCGGACGTCGATACTGATATTGCACATGATAGGCGTAGTGAAGTAGTAGATTATATTAAAAATAAATTCGAGGGTCGGGCTTGCAATATTATTACTTTATTGAAATTAAAAAGCAAAGTATGCATTAAGGAGTGCGGAAAGATTGTCGGCGGCTACTCTGAGGAGGAGATGAACGAGGTTAGCGATATGATTCCTAGTAAGTTTGGTGAGCCAGCTCCCCTACAAGAGGCTAGAGAAGATGTCGATAAGTTTGATGATTGGTGCAAGAAGAATGAGAAGGTATATAAAATTGCAAGAAAGATTGAAAAACTAATCAAATCAGTAGGGGTACATCCATCCGGCATAGCTATTTCTTACTACGATCTAGAAGGAATGATTCCGATGCAGAGAACGAAGGACGGCGAACTCGTGGCTTGCTACAATATGGATTGGGTTTCTGAACTTACTGTAAAATTTGATATTCTTGGATTGAAAACTCTCACTCTTATTGACGATGTAAGTAAGACTAGAGGCATAGACTTTAGAGATATAGATCTCGAAGATCCTGCTCTTTATAAGTGGTTTCAAAATTATAATACACCAGAAGGTCTATTTCAGATATCGGCAGATACTAATAAGAAAGTTTGCCAGAAAGTAAAGCCGCGAAACCTAGAACAGATGGCGGCGGTAGTAGCTATTGCTCGTCCCGGAGCTTTGCAATTCGCGGATGATTACGCTAAGTTCGCAGAGACGGGAGAGTTCCAGAGTATCCACCCTTTCTTTGACGATATTTTGAAGAAGACTGGAGGGCTTTGCCTTTATCAGGAACAGACGATGAAAATGGCTGTAAAGATAGGCTTTACGGCGGATGAGGCTGAGATGTTGAGGCGCATTATTGGTAAGAAAAAAGTAGATCAGATGCCAGAATGGGAGCAAAAGGTAAAGGATAAAATAATTGAAAATAATCTTGACCCTGAGATTGGTGAAGTATTTTGGAAGATTTTGGAAGATTCTGCAAAATATTCTTTCAATTTTTCACATTCCGTAAGTTATGCGATCCTCGCGGTAATCACTGCCTATTTAAAATATAAACAAACCACAGACTTCTTTGTATCTCACCTGAAGATTGCAATGTCGAGTCAAGATCCTTTTGAGAGGATCAATTACGTAGTGATGGAGCTTCCAAAGTTCGGCATCCAGTTGTTGCAACCAGATTTAGCACTATCAAGTATTGACTTTCAGAACGAAAAGGGTAATATAAGATATGGGCTGAGTTCAATAAAGGGCGTTAGCACTAAGACTTTTCAGTCGATGATTGATTTTAGATCGGACACTATGTCGAACAAGTTCGATATTTTTCTCGCGGCCAAGCAAGCTAAACTCGGCATTGGGGTTCTATCTTCCTTGATTCAGGCTGGAATTCTAAGTTCTTTTGGGTCTAATAGGCCGAGGATGGTCCTAGAGGCGCAGTCGTTCAATAAGTTGAGTGATAGAGAGAAGAGAGTGATGTCTGAGTTAGGAGAAGAGTATGATCATGATATTCTAAATATTATCTCTAAAGAAGTTCTAGAGAGAAAAGCTGTAGCGGGAGACGGAAAGCCACTTATGTCTGAGAAAAGACAAGTAACTTTCATGGCTCACTACGCTAAGTATAAAAAAGTTTACAGTTTAAACTCGCAACATCCTAGGTTTGCGGAATGGTTCTTCGAGAAAAGTTGTTTAGGATACTCCTACAGCCACTCTTTAAGGAGTGTATTTCTAAATAAATCAGAAAATCTAATGAATTGTGAAGAAAGTTTAGAGGCAGAAAACAACGAAGGTGTAAAGCTAGTTGGGATTGTTGAATCTAGTCGTAAAGCCACGAGTAAAAACGGCAATAAATACTACAATTTCAAGATTGTAGATGAGACAGCGAAGGTGTCGGCTTTATTTTTCGATCCTAAGTTAGAAAAGTATCTTGAAGATAACGAGGTTCCTAAGAAAAAGGACATAGTCATAGTAAGCGGAAAGAAGGCGGAAGGGGATACTGTTTTTATGGATAGTATAAAAATCTTAACAGATAAGATCTACATGAAATTGTCGGACTTAAAATAATATGGAAATAACACCGAGGGTAAAGAAAATTTTAGACGCTTCTAAGAAATTAGCGGAAGAATACCACCATGCGGAGGTGACTTACATGCATCTCTTGGCCACAATTTTGGACGCGGATGATTCGTTTTCTATGAGGGTGTTGTCAGATATAGGTCAAAACCCTAAAGCTCTGAAGAAGAGGCTCCAAGATGAGTATCTAAGCAAGGTCGAGAAATCTGCCCTTCCTAGTGAGGCTGTGAAGCCGTCTAAGGATTTCACAGAGATACTTAGTGAATCCTTTCGTTTCGCAGAGCACCTAAAGCATACTCATGTGTGCATAGACCATATCTTCGCATGTATCGTAAGCAAAGATTACCCTCAAGAGTTATTTGGAATTTCTAAGGCAGATCTCGGACCAAAAATAGTAGAGCATTTAGACAACAAGGCTTCCGCAACCAAGGAGGAAGATTCAGAGGTTCTGGAGGTAGACATGACCTTCCCGAGTGTCCCTATGTTAGATAAGTTTGGGGAGAATATGAACCTTAAAGCTTTAAAGGGAGAGTATGGGGTTCTATTCGGGAGAAGTGGTGAGCTAGCTGATTTAGAGAGGGTTCTCAATAATAAAATTAAGAAGAGCGCAATTATTATCGGGGATTCAGGTATTGGGAAAACGGCGCTCATCGAAGGGTTAGCGGTATCCGTGGCACTGGGCGACTCTTCCGTCCTCCTTAACGATAAAGTTATTTATAATGTAGACGTAAACTCAGTTATCTCTGGAACAAAATTTAGAGGCGAGTTTGAAATGAGACTCAAGAAGATTATTAAAGAAGCTTCGAATCCCCGGATAGTGCTCTTCCTTGACAATATCCATACTATCATCGGGGCGGGGGATAACGAAAGCTTGACGGACGCGGCGACAATCTTGAAGCCTGCCTTATCGAGAGGAGATATCTCCGTGATAGGAACAACAAGTTTTGAGCAATACAGGAAGAATTTCTCTAAAGATGGGGAGCTGACGAGGTATTTTCAGAACATCGACTTAAATGGATTGGACGCGGAAAGCCTTTCAGAGCTTCTTACGGACAAAGCAAGAGAGTTCGGTAACTTCCACAGAGTAGAGCTGTCAGAAGAGATAGTAGACATGTCTAAGAGCCTTTGCGAGGTCTACCTGCACACAGTCAATTCGCCAGACAGAGAAATACACTTTCTTGATTCTGTGGCGAGTCATACCAAGGTCAGTAAGGTTGTGAAGCCCAAGGCTCTCGACGCCCTTGAAGCTAAGGTGGAGGAACTGTTCTATGAGTATGGAGATGTGGAGGAAATAAAGGAAGAAAAAGACGAACTCATTTCAAAAATAGAATTAGAATACAAAAAATGGGGAGACAAATTGGGGGAGGCAGTTTTCAAGGCTACTGACTCTGAAGTCTTCGAAGTGCTTAGTAAAGCGACAGGAATTCCCATCTCTAACTTCAAGGGGGATCAAAATAAGAAATATTTAAAGCTTGATAAAACATTAGGCAAGGAAGTGATTGGTCAATCTGAGGCCATAAACTCAGTTCATAGATGTTTAGTCAGATACAAGGGAGGAATCAGAGACCTGAAGAAACCTATCGGCTCCTTCGTATTCTTAGGCCCTACAGGGGTAGGAAAGACGTTGCTGGCTAAGACTGTGGCTAAGGAAATGTTCGGGTCGGAAGGGGCAATTAAGATCTTTGATATGTCGGAGTATTCAGAGAAACACTCTGTAGCGAAGCTTATCGGTGCTCCTCCTGGCTACATTGGCCACGATAGCGGCGGGCAATTAATTGAATTCGTAACAAAAAAACCTTATTCTGTTGTATTGTTTGACGAGATAGAGAAAGCTCACCCTGATATTTTTCATCTCTTTTTGCAGATACTCGAAGAAGGAAAGGTTACAGACTCTCAGGGCAGAGTCGCTAATTTTTCTAATGTTTTAGTAGTAATGACAGGAAATATAGGGTCGAGAGAGCTAGTTAAGAACGAGAAGTTAGGCTTTGGGCATTCGATATCAGAGAAAGAGAAGGTAGAAAACGCCACATCTCATTTGAAGGCCTTGGTTGCCCCTGAAGTTCTAGGGCGTATTGATGAGGTTGTATTTTTTAACGCCCTGAAGGAGGACGATCTGAAGAAGATTATCAAAATAGAGTTGGCGAAACTCTCAGAAAGATGCCTTTCTTCAGGGATTTCCTTCACTCGTGGCAAGAGTGTGGAGGAATACGTCTTAAAAAACATCTCAGATAGTGAGTTTGGAGCTAGGAAGATAAAGAAGATTATTCAAAATGATATAGCCGACCCTATTTCCTTCGAAGTGCTAAGAAATAGTAGCGCCGGGAAAGTTTCCGTTAATTTCTCGAAAAAAGAAGGGAAAATAGTGGTTTCGAGTGTATAATCTTTTCAGTTATGGAATGGTTAATAGAAAATAGAGGAATGCTTCTTAGCATTGTAACTTCAATCATCGCTCTTGCGTCAGCAATCTCAGCGATGACTAAAACAAAGAAAGATGACGGTATCGTTAAGAAAATTCAAGGGTTCGTAGATGTCTTGGCGCTTAACGTAGGACAAGCTAAGAATGCAGATCCAGAAGAGAAGAAAGAAGGGGTAAAAGAATAATGGCTAGGTTAACAGACGGAATATCTGCAACAGTCAATGCAGGAACAAGCATTACTAAGCCTACAGACAAGAATATCTACGTTGTAGCTGCCACGCATACGTTCACTGCGAATGGCGTAGCTGTGGCTAATATTGCTGTGACAGGCGTGAGCTTCGGGGACCACCCTTTAAAGTGTACGACTAATATAACCAGCGCCACCATAGGGACAGTCTTCTACTTTATCGCAGATTAAATTAGAAATTCTGGTTGGAACTTTTATCATTAGAATATGTCAGAAGAAAATACTGAAGTAAAGAAAACAGTCGGAGAACTCAAAACAGCTCTCGCGAATTTATATATTAACAGAGTCTCTCTGTCAGAGGTTATACAGGCAGCTAGAGACCTTTGCGTGAAGGCAGCTACGGAACATGTCGAGAAGGCCGACGAAGAGACTCTCTTGGAACTCCATGCTAAGGTAGAAGAGTTCGAAAAGGCTCAAGGACCTAGAAAAGAGGTCGCCGCAGAGGACGAAGGAGAAGTAAAACTTCCTACGGAGGACTAAACTTAATAATCTCAATCAACCCAGCTTTTCGAAAGAAAGTTGGGCTTTTTTTTGGAAAAAATGTAGCGGCTAGTCTATAATCTGGAAAGATTATGAGATTATGAGATTACAAGTTTACAAGCCAAACCCCAAGAGTACAGGCGGGGCACTAGAATTTAATATCGGGTTCAGAAAAGATAAGTGGGACAATTACATGCCGGAATTTTATGTAAATCTTACTAACCAGGTGAGTTGGAATTCCGTCACAAAGAACGGGTCGTTCAAGGAGAACGTAAAGAATCCTAAGAAATCTATATCTACTAAACTAGGGATGTTCGAGCTAGGAGAGATCAAGAACTGCTTCGAGAGAAGGCTCCCCTGGACGGGCTTTCATTCTTTCGGCGACAACAACACTTCCTTCACTCTCACGCCATGGGATAAGAATAGAAAGGTAAAGCAAAAAGTATGGAATGCAGATCAGGGGAAGTATGTTTTTGGTGATGTAGAGGTTCCCGTCCACGCTTACGGGTTTACTGTGAGGAGAGGAGAGGTTAATGTTTCTGTAGCTTTGGAGCCTGGAGAGATCGAGGCATTCAAACAATTAATTAATTATTACTTTAAAATTGTCTTTGATAAAGAAGCCTCTAATCAACAAAAATTCCTAAAAAATAAACAAGAAGAGGTGGAGCCGACGAAGTCCTCCGTGACGCCAGGTAATCCTAAGGCAGTGTCCTCTCCGGCAGTTCCTGACGAAGACGAACCACCGTTTTAAAAATGAAAACGAAAAAGAAAATTGTGGTTCATAGTAATCACTGCAAGGCTTTAACGGGGTTCGGCAAACATAAAGCGAACCTCTTAAAGTATTTATATAAAACAGGCAAATATGAGATCATCGAGATAGCGAATGCCAGAAAGTTTAGCGACCCAAGGTTAGAAACTCTTCCTTGGAAGTGTTACGGAGGCCTCCCCGACGACGACGACGAGATGCATAAAGCTTCTCAAAAGCCGGAGACGGCGAGAGACGCTGGCTATGGCTCCCTGGTAATAGATAAAATAATAGAGATAGAAAAACCAGACATCTACCTAGGAATAGAAGATATCTGGGCATTCGATGGATACCATGGCAAGCCCTGGTGGAACCAGGTAAACTGTGTAGTTCATACTACGTTAGATAGCTTGCCCATTCTCCGGGACGCTATAGATGCGGCCCCTAAAATTCAGAATTACCTTGTATGGGCCTCATTTGCGGAGAGGGAATTGAAGAAGTTAGGCCACAATCATGTCAAAACGATCCATGGGACGTTAGACGCGGATAATTTCAGAAAGCTCGACGAAGAGTATCGCAAGAGCATAAGAACTCATTTCGGGCTACAAGATAGTTTCGTAGTAGGTTTTGTTTTTAGAAATCAATTAAGAAAAAGTGTGCCTAACCTATTAGATGGTTTTAAATTGTTCGTAGACAGCAATCCAAAAGCTAACGCGAAATTACTATTACATACTAACTGGGGGGAAGGCTGGGATATCCCTAGACTTATAGAAGAGAAGAAAATACCTAATGAATTAGTAGTTACAACTTATGTATGCCACAAATGCCACAATTATTATGTCGCCCCGTTCAGTTTTCATAAATGTAACTGCAGTGTGTGTGGAGGAGTGGCGACAGTAGAGACGGTAAACATCAAGGAGGGGGTAGATGAAGGGCAGTTAAATGAAATTTATAATTTAATGGATGTTTATTGCCATGCGTTTACAAGCGGAGGCCAAGAGATCCCTATTCAAGAGGCGAAACTCTGTGAGCTGATTACTTTAGCCACGAACTACTCTTGCGGAGAAGACGCAGTGAAAGAAGGTAGCGGCGGAATCCCTTTAGAATGGGCAGAGTATAGAGAGCCAGGAACGCAGTTCATTAAGGCTTCGACTTCTGCGATATCGATATGTGATAAGATAAAAGAGGTCCATATCATGGAAGACAAAGCTAGAGAAAGAATGGGAGCCAAGGCTAGGCAGTATGTGATTGATAATTATTCTATTGAAGTAGTTGGAAAGAAATTTGAGGAACTCTTTGATTCCTTTGAGGAGGTAAACTGGGACAAGTTAGTAACGAAATGCGTGAAGAAGAGGAACCCTGACTTTGTGCCTGATATGGCCTTGGGAGATAAAGAATTCGTGCTATCTTTGTATCATAATGTTTTAAAATATGAGGACATGGATGATAAGGATGGAGGCTTCAAGTATTGGATGAATGAACTCAGAGTAGGGAAGTCTAGAGGAGAGATAGTTCTCTTGTTCAAGGATATAGCTCATAAAGAGAATGGAGACCTCTTCAAACAGAGTCTGGAAGAAATTGTAGATCAAGATAGAGACAATAAGAGAATAGCTTTTATAGCGGAAGGGGTTCCAGAAGAAGTGATGCTCACTACCGGAATAATAAAAGGAATTAAAGAGAAATACCCGGACCATGATATCTATTATTTCACACACAAGACCTTCTTCCCTATATTGGATGAGATGGATGGGATCCATAAGTTATGCGAGACACATGAGGAAATGAAGAACGCCTTCTATTTTGAGGGAGTCGGAGAGAAGAAAGGTTACTTTGATATTGCTTTTACTCCTCAGCACGAAGCTCAGCATTTGGTGAACTTCTCTCATCATGGAAAAGACTAATGAATATTTTAAATAAATACGCAAATTATTGTGGAGTAGAGGCGAAGAGGCCGGAAGTCCCCTCCTCTTACTACCCGAACAAAGGGAGGCCCTACATCATTATAGATAACAGGACAAGAACGGGCCAAGATATTTATGAATATTACGTAGACGTTCTCGACATGGTCAGAGAGATTCTCACGAGGGAGGGCATAGACGTCTATATGTTTTGCACATCTGAGAAGACTGCGTTGCAATTCACTTATCCGTTCTACATGCTTTCTCCTAAACAAGAGAATTATCTTATAAAAAATAGCCTAGCAGTAATTACTAATGGCAATGTATCTACCTATGCGGCATCCTCTTACGGGGTGCCTTCTTTAGGTCTGTATTCCTCTTACCCTTCAGAGTTGACCAAGCCTAACTGGGATAACAAACATATTATTTTAGAGAGTCGGAGAGAAGGAAATTTACCTTCATACGGGAGAGAAGAGAAAGAGAAATACATTAATAAAATAAGGCCTGAAGAGATAGCTAATGGTATCTTGGAGATGTTAGAAGTTAAGGAGAGAGTAGGTGTGGAGACTATTCATGTCGGAGGCGTCTACCAAATGAAGGTTGCCGAAGCTATCCCTGATTTTCAGCCGGACCCAAGTTTTTTTGCAGGGCAGGTAGTGAATGTGAGGACTGACTACCATATGGATGAGCAGAATCTCATTCAGTGGATCAAGGGGAGGAAGGCTAACTTATTAATCAATGAACCTTTAAATCTGGATCTTATTAATTATTATAGAGGAGAAATATTCCAGATAACTGCTAGTATCAATGATTCATTCTCCGAGGAGTGGATAAAGAGAGTGAAGAATATAGGTGTGAAGCTTGAGATGTTTTGTGAGAAGGACGAAGACCTGGAAAAGTTTAGGTTCCAATATTTCGATCATACTATTAATAAAAGCATGTTTAAAAAGAAGGCTGATCTTTGGCTCCCAGGGAAGCTTAAGAAGGGAACAAAATTTATAACAGGTAAGATTCTCATAAGCGAAGGGGAAAGGTATTCATGCCTATCGGCTAAAAAAGCAGGAAAGGTGTTGACAAACGTCCCGGAAGACGTGTATGATACTGATGAATTCTGGAAGGAGTTAGATCATTTCAGATTGTTTAACAGAATATGACTGAAGAAAAAGCGAAGGTGAAGAAGGTGAAAGTAATGGATGAGAGAGCGGATTTTGCGAAGAGTTTCGAAAGAGACGAGTTCGGCCTAAGAGTGGGGGTGGAATATATCTTCTCGGAAGAGGGCGACATTGACTGGAGGGCGATGGTTAGCCCTGAATACCTTTACGCAAGCAAAGAGTATTACACTAGGTATGGTAAGGAGGTTCCTGAGTCCATCGAAGGGCTGAAGGATAATCAACTTCTTATTAAGCTAGGGGGTTTAAAGGAACTCGCTCAGCTACGAGGCTATACAAGTTGTCTGACTTCTAGCAGACACGTAACTCCTACGCATGTTGCGTCGGAATGCACTATCCTTTGGATAGCTAACTACGAGACAGGAGGGAGAGACGTATGTAGCAATGACGAGGCATCTGCGAATTTAGACAACACAGATCCGTTTATGCACCGATATCTAGAGGCAATAGCTAGGAACAGATCGTTCGTTAGAAGTGTAAGGACATTTTTGAAAATCAATGTTTGTTGTGATGAGGAAATTGGAGGGAGTTTTGTTAAAAGTAGAGCGAAAAGTAGCCCTGTAGACTCAGTGATGAGTCTTGGGCCTGTTGAGCAAATCAAGGCAAAACTATCTCTTAGGGAAGATGAATACGAATCATTCAAGCATGTCTTGAGAGGTTTGTATAAGTCGAAGAAATACATGAACGATAAGTGTGGAGAATGGACTTGCTGGGAAGATATCCCTGCGAAGGAAGCTAGAATTATTTTCGGTCTAGTGTAAACAAAAAGTAGAAAAAGTAAAGATGCTGCGTATGATATACGTAGTGTCCTTTAAGTAAAAAAGGAACAAAATAATATGAGTGAACAAAATAGTGAGTGGCGCGAACGAGAAGTTGGCGCATTATGGTTGAACGACAGGGGAACGCATTTTACGGGAACTGTCACCGTTAACGGGGAGAAGGTTAAAGTTGTAGCCTTCAACAATAAGGAGAAGAAGTTTGAGAATGCTCCCGACTTCAGTATCTATAAGAGCCTTCCGAAGCCGGAGAATACGGAGAATACAGAGGAGGCTCCAACGCAAACTGCAGAAGCCCTTCCTGAAGGCTTGAGATAAATGAATCTTAAACTTACAAAAAAAGAGAATAACAAGCCATCTTCTGATGAGTTGTTTTCGGAGGGCTCTTTTGAAGTGGAGTTGAGAGGAGACGTTCGTGCGGTCCTGGAGTTTAACTACCAGGGCCACGAATACCTTCTAAAGGCAGCAAATTTTATCTTTGATAAAGAAGAGATGTTTCTTGAAGGAGCTTTAGAGTCGCCTTCATCTTTTTTCGGAAGATTTCTTTTTGCTATAGAATATGTGAGAACATAAAAAAACAAACGAGGGGTAATGAATGGAAGGAGTAAAAAAAGGGCTATTGGTTTCAGCCATTGAGCAGGCGGACGAGGTAGAAATAAATACTTTATGGGCGGTATTAAAGTATAAAGAGTTAGGTATATTTAAAAAACTTAAATCTATGGCTTTGATTCTGGATGTGAATTTCGAGGAAGTTCTAAAGGATGTTCCTAGAGATGAAGAAGAGAGAGTCTTAGACAAAAAGACAAGACACTTGATTCATGACGTATTAATTGAAGTATCTCAAAAAGAAATATGAGCACAAAATACATTGTTAGAGACAGTTTGGGTAACTGGATGGCTACCTATGACGAAGGAACTTGGCCGGACGCCTTAGCATGGGCCAAGCAATGCGCAAAGAGATCTGAAGGAGTAGTCACAAGAGAGGACGCTAGTTCGGATCAAATGACTATCGTCCATTCCTTCAAAAGCAAAAGTAAAACGGTTTAATCCTCCTCTTTCGCTCTTAAAGCTTCTACTATTGTTTTAGAGAACAGTTCCACTTTTTCTTCTGTCAAGTCCCAAAAAAAGGCGTGTGTTAGCTCGTGGATGGTAATTTCAGTAGATTTCCATCCCACTAATGTTGGATCGACGTAGAGTTTAGGAGTTTTTTTAGGGTCGGGTGGATGGCATAAGCCGTCCGCCTTATATTTTTTTAAGGGTTTTCGGAAACGAAGTTCATACTTTTGGCCCTCGAAGTTAGTAAATGGAAGTTTGATCATATCTAATTATACACAGTGAAGAAGAAATATAAACTATTTTTGCCTTTAATTGCTTATGGCGGAGTATGTTACGTTGACTATGCGATGTCCTTGATGTCTTTTGTGTTAAAATGCAAGGCAAAAGGTATAGACCTATCCATTCACCCCATCACTTTCGAAAGTTTAATAAGCAGAGGCCGCAATGCCAGCATCGCATTTGCTTTGCAAGATCCGGATTATACTCATGTCATTTTCTTCGATGCGGACGTGGTCTTTAGTGCCGACGACGCTGTCAGACTGCTTGAAGCAGACAAAGATGTCTGCGTAGGGACATACCCCAAGAAATATCTGAACGAAACTAAGGTTTTGACGGCCCTAGAGACGTTAAAGGGGCCTAAGAAGAAGGACTGGGCCCTCTACTCCACTGATTTCTCCACAGAGATCACCAAGGAGAGCATTGCTGGGGTCTTAAGGGGTGATAGAACCGTAGAGGTCGACTATGCAGCCACGGGCTTTATGTGTATTAAAACGAGAGTCTTCAAAAAGATCGTGAGAGAGAGACCTGACCTAAAATACACTAACGACATTGATGGGTATACAGGCGGCGGCGATAATTTTTATGATTTCTTCTCCGTTGGAGTAAACCCTGTGTCAAAAAAATACGAGAGTGAGGACTATGGCTTCTGCCAATTATGGAGATCGCTAGGTGGGAAAATAGATTTAATTCCTGATATTACCCTAACGCACCGAGGGACGCAGGGTTACAGTGGAAATTTAAATAAACAAATATCACATTATTATGGAAATGTTATCAAGCCAGCAGGCTAAATTTATTAGATTATCTTATCAAAGAGAAAGAGATTGGTGCAGGGTCGCCGAAATATTTTATAATAAGCACGGGAAAACCGACCTCTGCCATGGTCCAGACACGGCGAGAGGATCGAAAGAAAGAAACTTTAGAGCCCTAGACGGCTATACACTGTGCTCTTCAGCGTCAATCCACTTGGGCGAACCAGTAAAATTCTGGTAATATATATAAAATGAATAAAAAGTATGACTAAGGAAGAAAAAAGGATCGCAAAGAACGCTAGCGCTAAGAAATATCGAGAAGCGAACAAAGCGGAGATCGCCGCGAAGGACAAAGAGTATCGCGAAGAGAACAAAGCGGAGATCGTCGCGAAGAGGAATTTGCCAGAGAACAAAGCGAAGAAGAAAGAGTATCGTGACACGTATTACGAAGCTAACAAAGAGAAGCTCGCCGCGAAGAGGAATTTGCCAGAGAATAAAGCGAAGGTCGCCTTGCAGAAGGCCGAGTATCAGGAAGAGAATAAAGCGGATATCGCCGCGAAGCAGAAGGTCCACAGAGCTAAGCTAGAGACCAAAGCGGCTACAAACGAGTATCAGAAGAAGAGATGCGCGGAAAACCCTGGAATTGCTTATTACGCGAATTTCTTGGCTGCGATCTGGAATTTCCGAAAATTCGGCGGAAAGAATGGAGCGAAGGCTTTCGAGAAGGCTGGTTTTACAGGAAAGGATCTCAACGAGAGGCTCCTCCCTTTTGGCAAGTCTTGGGATGACATGGAGGGCGAACACCTTGACCATATCATCCCAGCCTCATCCTTTGGATACCCGCTCCCAGGGGACTCTAACTTCCTGGCCTGCTATGGACTGGATAACCTTCAGCTATTGACCCCAGCGGAGAATAGGGCAAAGGGCTCGAAGCTCGAAGGACCGAAAAAGTAAAAAATATGTTTTCAAAAGAAATAATTATAGTAGCTACTGTGTTTATTTTGGTATCTGGAGGAATCTCTTGGGGATTCTACAGGACTAATCAGAAGTTAAAAGAAAATTTAATAGAAACAGAGTTGCGGGTGGAGAACCTGAGCGACACTGTTATAGACATGGAGCATTCGAGGTCCAACATGATCACTTCTATTATTGAAATCAACAGAGACATTAACCAGATCAGCACCGAGACCGCAGAAAATAAGAATCATATCACTCAGACGTTAGGTGAGCATGATCTTCGAAAGATGGTCGAGAAAAAAGCTTCCTTAGTCACTAGGATCGTAAATAGAGCTGTGAAGTCTACCATGACGACACTAGAGGAGATCACGGACCCGGATTTTATCACCAAGAGAGAGATAGCAGTAGACGTGGAGGCATTGAAGAAGCTATGATCTCTTTATATCAGTGCAGGAGAGAGCATATTCCTAAAGTAATATCACTAGTAGAGGAGGCTATAGAGGAAGGGTGTTTTAAATATCAGTTCCATGTAACAGATAAAAAGTATGCGCCGAGAGTCTTTTCAAATTTATTGATGCCATCATTTAGTCAGTCCAATATCATTGTTGCCACTTTCGAAGGTGAGGTTATAGGGTTTTCAGCTTTTAAGGAATCAGAGTTTTGTAATAATTTTTTTGTTGACGGCATCCTTACTTATGTCAAGGAGGGCTTTAGGGGGACAGGGGTTTCCGTGAGGTTAAGGCACAAATCTCTTGACAGTATAGACCTGGTAGGTAAGATAGTTAGATACTCGGTAGAAGAAGGGAATTACGCAGGAGAAGGTTCGGCTAAGAACTTCGTAGATACTTCGGGGTTGGAGGTAAAGAAAACAGGAACGTGTTATGAAGTCAGACTTTGTTAGGAGTTTTTACGAAGAAGTCACTGGTAAAGAAATAGAAAGTTTGGCTTATCAATTTCTTAATGACGTGGCAGAATTACTAATAGAGTATCCTGAAGATCCTTTGGAGCCTCCCAGCTCCGCCATGATTCCTCTCTCTCTTTCTTGCGGAAAGAATTACTACGAATCAGTCGCGGCGGCAGTTAATACGTTTGGAGAAAATCATTTCGTTTTTTCAAATGTATATGATTACTTATCCTTAGAAAGAAGCTGGGAGTGGAGAGGTAAGATACCTGGGTTAGGGCACCCTGTATACACTTATAAGAATCCTGACCCAAGAGTTATAAAAGTTAAGAAATTAGGGATTAAATGGTTTGATTGGGATATAAATTATGGAAAAATGGCGTCGCTATCTAATTCTTGGAAACTACCAATCAATCTTGCTGGTGCGGTCACCCCGTTTTTAATGAGGTGCGGGTTTACTAGAAACAATATAGACTCTTTTCCTCTGATATGTCGAATGGTAGGACTTACCAAAATTTACAAAACCCTAGCGGATAGCGGCCAAATAAAACTAGGCCCGAGTCAAAAAATATTAAGAAGAGCTAAAAGAATATGTTCGAAGAGTTAACAATATACAAGGCCGAGCTAGAGAGGATAGAGAGTAAGATTCTAAATAAATTTAAATACTCTTACACTCTAGGAGTCAACCTTGTGGGCGGAGAGGTCACTCAGGTTAAACTTTATGTAAGGTTATTTTCTAAGCAAGAAGATATGGGATCGTTTTGTAACATCGTTCCTGATGAGTCAATTAGAAGTGTAGTAAAGACGAGATTCCAAACTTGGAGTGGCAAAGCTTTCGAGAGAACAGGCTTAGGGTTCAAGGGTTTTACTATCCTTCTGGGCTACGATCTCAATAAGGATAATGGCTTCTTCGGCTTTGGAGGAAAGAGGAGTGAAGGGAGCGACGAAGTGTTCGAAGGGATAGTAACTAGGGAGGCTAACACTAAAGTAGAAGTAGATAAAAGAATTTATAAGTATGAAAAGAAAGGATCAGTAGATTTTTTTGGAAGAAAGTTGAAGTTCTGCACAGACATTGTAGAAGTTCAATATAATCTCAAGGATTTGACTAAGCCCCGGAAGGTATGTCTTTGCCCAGAATACAACAAGGACAATATCTTGAAACTGACTAAGAAAATAGAGTCGAACGTTTCTACAAAGAATAAAAAATTTAATCAAGACGTGAAAGCCTCAAGGAGAGGCTTACAGCTAGTAAATATAGGTTTTGGCCCAGAGAAGGAAGAGAAATTGTATTATCATAATTTCTCTAAGCAGAATAAAATAGGAGGTTATATTTGAGATATTTTTATATTGTATTGATGGTTGTAGTAGTCGGATGCAAAGGTCCGAGAACGATGTTCAAGAAGACCCAGCCTCTAATTTCATACCCTCTTCCGGCCAAGGTTCCAATGAAAGATGTGGAATTTACGATGCTGAACGTGGGCGAGGTGACCTACTTCGCATTGGACGCGCAAAACTATGGGAATTTATCCTTAAATATCCAGGATTTCGCAGCTTATTCTAAGAAGCTGAGAGTAATCCTGAACCGGTATGAAGAAGATATCTCTAGGGAGCAGTAATAACATTATAACTAATAAATTTTTAATAAATGGATAATAAAGTTTTCGAAAAACAGAAGAAAGAGCTAGATAGAATCAGGGAGGAGGCGATCCGAGTTGCTTCAGACTCAGACGCGATGTATCTCAAGGATATCAAGGCACTTTCTGAGAGGTGCCTAAAAGAAGGAAAAAGGTTTGCCTTCTTTTACGAAACAGATTCCCTAGTGCCCACTCAGAGCGGAGGTTTTGAGAGAGCCGAAGAGGACTCGGTTGATGAGGATAATACAGGTTTCTGGCTGTTTTTTAATCCTCACAAGAATTCAGAGTTCCAAGGTAACTTCGAAGAAACAGAGGCATCGGCATCTTCCTTTACTTATTTCTTGCAGATGATCAATGCTACACTTCATCAGAGCTTTGGAATTCTCCAAAGGGAGTGCAGCAAGATGTTCGAAGATTTGCACGAGTTGACTGACGGACTAGAAGATGAAGAGGGCGATCCGAGCGAAGATGATAAAATAGTTCCTTTCGACCTAGACAAGTTTTTAAAATAAATAAACATAATATGAGAGATAAAAAAGTGAAAAGATTAAGAAAAATCACCGAAAGGTATTTCGAACAGAACCAGCACAAGGCTACTCATAAGATTATGAGGTTGTTCTATAAAGGTTTGAAGAGGCAATTAAACAAAACGCCGAAACCTAAGAGGGGGGAATTCCTTCGCATCCTGGAGCTAGGCAATGAATTTACCTCATAAGCTGGTTCCCTTGATCCCTCGGGTAATCAAGAAGGTCTGGGGAGAAGAGCGGATATTCGAGGATTCTGCGGGACTATATATTAAAAAATTAGTTTATCTCGCCGGAGGAAAGTCAAGTCTTCATATGCACGTCTCGAAGACAGAATACTTCTTTGTTTCCGAAGGGGTCTTCAACCTGAGGTGGTTTGAGGCGGAGAGCGGGGAAGAGCATCAAGACACCCTCTACGAGGGGCAAATCATACTCATCAAGCCTGGGTTCGCGCATGAGCTGTTCGCACCTCTGGGAGGGACCATCGTGGAGTTCTCCACGAGAGATGACCCGGAGGACAGTTACAGGCTGAACAAAAGTGAGTTGAGGGCTTGACGTTCGCGGGTATCGGTGGCATAGTTTTTTTAGAGTGATTCGGGCGGGTGAGCCTTTCAATATAAATTAAAATGGATTTAAACGACAGGTTAAGCAAGCTACAGGAAGTCGGGACGAAACTAAAAGGTGACTTCATCGGTCTCGATCATGAGATTGATAAGATTTTAGACAATATTAAGATCTGGTATTGTATGCCAGAGGTGTTAACTAGGCCGGTCATCGTGAACCTATGGGGCATGACAGGGACGGGCAAGACGGATCTCGTCAGAAAGCTAGTCAAATATTTAGAGTTCTCACATAAGTTTTTAGAAATCCAGATGGACACGGATCTCATGTGCGGATACACGAAGGTAGATTCGCTAAAGAAAGCCTTCTTATATTCAGATATTGAAAAAGAAGAGCAAGGAGTCGTCCTCCTGGACGAATTCCAGAGGTTTAATTCGAAAGACCCTCTCTCTGGGAATGTTAAGCAGGAGAGATACGGTGATACTTGGATGTTATTGAGTGACGGGGTCTTCAATGTGGGCGCAACTACGTATGAGTCTGACTACAATGAGTTGATGTTCGACATGCAGGATAGATATGAGTTTCTGGATAAGTGTATCACCATGGCCAAGGAAGCCAAAGGCAAGGGTAAAAAGGAGAATATTAGAGAAGCGGAAGAAAACCTGAGCAAGCCTATAGAATTGTACTATGCGAAATACGTGAAGAAATCTATGAGTTTAAAAGAATCCGTAGCCGATATTAAAAAGTTGAATTTAAAAGGTCTAATAAGCCTTTGTAAGGAAAACTTCGATAGGCTTGTTTCTAGTGAGGGAGGAGAGTATGAAAAAACTTTAATCTTTGTATGCGGCAATTTAGATGATGCTTATTCAATGTCGGCAAACGTCGCCGACGCAGATGTCGATGCAGATATGCTCCATAAATACAGTAGGAATATAAATGTTGTAGACATAAAGAAATCATTGTTCTGTCTCTTCCGACCAGAACAGGTCTCAAGACTGGGAAGTAACCACGTAATCTATCCTTGCTTAAGTTCCTCCAACTATAGAGACATAATTAGAAAGAACCTGAGAGGGTACCAGGAAAAGATTTTTGAGGCGGTAGGAGTGCCTTTCGAATATAGTGAAGGGATAGTGGCTTTGCTGTATAAGAATTTTGTTTTTCCTGCGCAGGGAGTAAGGCCGGTATTCAGCGGAGTAAACAGTTTCTTAAGCAAGGTTTCTCCCCCTTTACTCTTTTATTCTATTAATGAGAAAGATAAAGCAGGAATCTCATTGAGGGCGGACGGGGGCGTTATATCTGCAGCTATTAAGGGTGAAACTTTGAAGGTTGAATACGAATTTGATATAGATATTATTAAAAGCAATATCTGTACGGACAAAAAGGTCATCTATGGAGTCCATGAGGCGGGTCACGCTTTGGTCTACGCCTTGCTCTTCAAGTGGTCCCCTAAGTTCATAAATACGGAGATTACAAATTTCGACGGTGCCTACATCATCCCTAATGATCTTTTCAATAACAAGAAAAACTCCCTCGATACCGTGAAGGTTTACCTAGCGGGAACTGTTGCGGAAGAGATAGTAGCGGGAGAGATGCTCAAAACTTCGGGTTGCAGTTCGGACATCTCACGGGCTACAGCAGATATATGCAGAATGGTTAGAAAGTTAGGTATGGATAGCTTAACAGGAAATTACTGCTATGGGAATGAAGAAGACGTGGCTTACTCGGGGATAACAGACTTTGATAAAACTAATATCATAGTAGAGAAGATGCTAAATGACTGCATGGAAGAGACTAAGACTTTGTTAAATGACAATAGACATTTATTAATAGAGTTGACCGATGAATTATTAAAGGTTAAGAAGATGAATAGCGAGGAGTTCTACACTCTAATGGCTAAGCATATTCCCGGCCTCCAGTTCGTAGAACCTCTAGATTTCTCTGCGGACGAGGAGATTATCGATAACTACGAGGAGAAATACGAAGAGTTCAAGGGGACGATGATTAACGAAGACAGAGTCTCACAAATAGATATATAGAATTAAGTAATATGATAGTAGAACTAGTAGCAGTAACAAAGCATTGTCATCATGAGTATTAAATTATTAAAGCCGCAAGAAATAAAGGAAGTCAAGGTCGTTACACGTTACGACATAAACGACTTTGAATTCGTGTTTGATTATCGAGAGATACATATCTTTGTAGATGGGGAGCTAGCTATAGAGTTCGGAGATTACGGTGAGAAGGGGGAAGAGAGGGCTGATACGTATGTAGATTGTCTCAGACAGAGCGGATTCGTAGGAGAGTTTCTTGAAGAAAACATAGCAGATTATGAGTGTTAAACGAGAAAAAAATATGATAGTATATGTAATTAGTCATGACACAAGATGTGATGGCGCTGGAGATTTAAACGGTGAAATTTCAAGAGATAAAGAAACACTTCTTCAAGAAATAGAGGAATATACTGGATACAAAAGAGGGGAGACAGACGATGTCGATGGTGTAGATTGGATCGTAGAGGAAGATTCTTTTAGTAGTTCAGAAGATGTGTTTGAAATTTATGAAAAAGAAGTATAAAAAAGTATGAAACAGTACAAAGAATTACTTGAATTAGTTCTTTCAGAAGGAAAACAGAAAGGAGATAGGACGGGGACGGGAACCCTTAGTGTCTTCGGAGCCCAAGCTAAATTTGATTTATCGAAAGGTTTCCCTCTTCTTACTACCAAGAAGCTACATCTGAAATCCATTATTCACGAGTTATTGTGGATAATTAGTTCAGACACTAATATTAAATACCTACAAGATAACGGCGTAAAGATCTGGGATAAATGGAGTGATAAGAACGGCGATCTCGGCCCAGTCTATGGGGAACAGTGGAGATCCTGGAGAGATCAACATGGGAACTCCATAGACCAATTGACGGAAGTGATTGAGAGGATCAAGTCAGACCCTAATAGACGCAGACTAATTGTAACAGCATGGAACCCTGGAGAGGTAGACAAGATGGCGCTGCCCCCTTGCCATTGCTTCTTTCAGTTTTATGTCAATGAAGGCAAGTTAGATTGTCAGTTATATCAAAGAAGTTGCGACCTATTTCTTGGGAATGCCTATAATATTGCCTCTTACTCATTATTAACTATGATGGTGGCGCAAGTCTGCGGGTTAGAAGCGGGAGTTTTTACTCATACATATGGAGATCTCCACTTATACAATAATCATATTGAACAGGCAAAACTTCAACTAACTAGAGAGCCGCGACCTCTACCTAAGATGACAATAACTCCTAGAGAACGTATAGATGGTTTTAAGTTCGAAGACTTTAAACTAGAGGGCTACGACCCTCACCCTCATATAAAGGCGGAAGTATCAGTATGAAAATAACTAGAAAGCACGTAGTGGATCTTAGTAATATCTTAAGTGGAGACTTCGGTTGGGTCATCGATGACTGCCCCGAAGGAGACCCTCTGATGATATGCTCGGAGAAAAAATGCGAGAGAGGACAAAAGAATCTCCTAGAGGTAGATGACTTTGATAATTTAGAAGTTAAGTTTTGTAAATTCTGTGGGAACCTACTAGAGGTCAAGGAAGATGTAGAGGCGGCATTCAGAACGGATATCTATAAAGCCTTAGTTAAAGTATTCGAAAAGTAGTATGAAAAATAATTTCATGGCAATAGCCGCCATGTCTGAGAACAGGTCTATAGGAAACGGAGGTCAGATCCCCTGGTATCTTCCAGATGACTTCAAATGGTTCAAGAGAAAGACGATGGGTTCAGCTCTCCTGATGGGACGCAAAACTTTCGAGTCCATCGGAAGGGTTCTGCCAGGAAGAACAACTATTGTCTTGAGTCGAGGCGACTTTTCATGTAAGAATGTAGATGTGTATAAAACAGTAGAGGATATTCCTGTGTTCGACGGAGAGATATTCGTCTGCGGCGGTGCCGAGATCTACAGCCTCATGCTCCCTTTGTGCTCTGATCTATTTTTGACGAGAGTCAAGAGAGAGACTGAGGGCGACTGTTTTTTCCCGGAATTTGAAGAAGATTTTCAAATAGTTAAAACGATACAAGAGACAGAAGAGTTTAAGATCGAGCAATACCATAATAATAATAATAATAATAATAATAAATGAATATACAAGTTACAACGGACGAAGGAAAGAAATGGGAGGGTGAAATCTCTGCCGTAGATGCAGTAATTAAAGAGACCCCGAAACACATTGCCGCCTACATTGAAGGGAGAATTTCCAAGTTCTCTATGGCGGGAACTAAGTTTAATGATATTAGAGATTATTTCTCCAAAGAAGATTTAAAGTCTCACAAAAAAGGGGCAGCAGTCAACTGCGACGCCTACCTAAAGGAAGCTATCTTCGATAAGCTGAACTTCCTTACCTCGGCGAGAACTCACCATAAGGTTAATGTCGGGGCAATCAATTCTGGATGGGACTATACAAATAATATTTTTTGTGAACCCATCAAGTTCCCTGCCGGGGCGTTCTGGTTCAACGATAATCATTGGGTTCCTGCGCCAATTTCAATTGAGGGAGTAAAAGGGCACAATACCGTCTTTAAATATTTCGGAAAAACAGATTTTCTAAGCGTTATCGGTCATTATCAATTCAAAGGTAATGATTTTCAGGCTACTCGGGGCGGAATCTCCAATATAAAGATCATTGCGGCGGAAACGATGGAGAGGAATTCTGCACTAATCAATAGAGTCGGCTACTTGCATAACCATTGGATCGATGGGTGTCACCTTACGATGTTCGGTGATGCGACTAAGAGATCCAGAGGAATTGGGGCTTCGAAACTAAAAGATTACGGCTTATTAGGTAGGTTCTTGGGCTACGGTCAGGACTTCACAGTGAAACCAGAGGTAGTGCGGCAGGATGCTTGGCAACTTGAGAGCTACACAATCAATAATCATATTGAAGGCGGCAACATTGGCATCGAAGTGATGGGTCGTAACTGCTTGATAACGAACAACCTAACAGACTATTGCGAGGTAGCTTTCTTCTCTAAGAATCTACAGAAATCTAGGTTGGAAAATAATATATTCAGTGGAGAGGGCGGCGACTCGAATCAAAGGACTCTCGCGGGGACCGTTGTAGCGGGGTTTTCTAATACTCTTAGAAATTCAATCTATTCATATAATATTGGCGACCTTTGGTGCGGGTATGATTTCAACAGCTGGAACACAGATTACTCAGATGTGAATAAAAACAGAGTAGAATTTGACGCGAAGTTACCTTTCGCGCTAGGAAGTTGGAGTGCGGGAGAAAGTGTCACAGCTACTAAGGTTGGCTTTGAAAAGTATTTCAAAAGAAGTCATATTCGAATTTAGCTGAGAGTGTATATTGCTTGTATGTTAGAAACAAATTACAATCCTTTTGAAGAAGAAATATTAGGCACAGACTCCGGCCACGAATTGTTTTCGGAGTCTGAGCCCGATGATGATGAGGAATGAAAAGTGAAGAAGAGATAAAGATTCTAAAAGATCTTGAAAATTACAGAAGAGTAATATCACATTTGAGAAAAGTTCATGAGAACGGAGTAAAACTTGCAGAAAAGTTAATAGAAATAGGCAGGCCGCGCTTCGCCAGGAGAGTAACTATCGAAATATTCAAGCATGATTTGAGTAAATTAGGTCAATACGAATATGTAGGGTTCTTTTCTGGAGAGAAGGATAAGCTTGCGGATGCAATTCGTCACCACCAATTAGTCAATCCCCATCATTTAGAATACTACGAGTCCTACAAGGAGATCCCCGAACTTCAATTGGCAATAATTGCGTGTGATTTGAAGGCTAGGTCAGAGGAGTTCGGCAATGATGTTAAGACTTTCCTCAAGGGCTTTTGCGAAAAGAAGAACATTAGTCCAGGCACTGACTTTAATAAAAAGATTAAACAGTTCCTTAATTTAATAATAGAAGATAAATTCCAGTAGATGGAAATATACATTACAAATAAGTCGGAAATGGATAGTTACTAATAATATATATATATATATGGATAACTTAATTTTTAGCGGTAGATCTAATCCAAAACTCACAGAAGAGATATGTAACATCCTTAAAAAGAAATCAGGGAGAGACTATAAAGGCAAGGTAGATACAAAGAACTTCCCGTCAGGAGAGATCTATTGCCACTTAAAGGACAACGTTAGAGGTAAAAATGTATTTTTTGTTCAGTCGACTAATAATCCGAACCATGATTTCATGGAGCTTTTGTTACTTATTCATACTGCGAAGTTAGCTTCGGCGGAGAAGATAACGGCGGTAATCCCTTATTTTGCTTACGCCAGACAGGACAGGAAGACTGAGCCGAGGACGCCAATAAGCTCTAGATTGATGTTTGATCTTCTGAAGGAGGCTGGGGCCACAAGAATTATTACTATAGATATACATAACTTAGTTCTGCAGGGGCAGTCGTCCGTGCCCTTCGACTCCCTAATTCCTTGTAATTTACTTATTAAATATTTTAAAGAAAAACTTGCGAAAACTAAAGAGGAATTAAAAGACTGGAAATTAGTGGCCCCAGACCTAGGAAGCGTTAAGAAGATAGAGAAATTCTCCGAGGTTTTGGGTCTGGACTTCGCCATTGTCCATAAAAAGAGATTAAGCGCGACAAGGGTAATCCAAAAAAGAGTGATCGGTAATGTGAAGGGTAAGAAGATCCTCATGATCGACGATATGTCCGAGTCCTTAGGGACCCTGGATGGGGCTGCTAAACTTCTTAAGCAGAAAGGGGCGAAGGAAGTTTTTGCATTCGCAACACACCTTCCATTGACCTCTTCCGGGAAAAAGGTCCTGAAAGGTGATATTTTTATAGATAAAATCATAACTACTAATACCGTGGGAGGGTTGGTCAATACTAAGATGATAGAAGTCCTTAGTATTGCTCCTGTGTTGGCGGAGGCTATCGACTGCACCATTAAGAACGAAAGTATCTCGGGACTCTTCCCTATCACTGGCTTTTAATTAGAAATTAATTGAAAAAAGGAGAAAGGGAGGCTAAAAACCTCCCTTTCTATTGTAAGTGTATATTATATAACTGTTAAAAATATGACGACTACCTAAACAAAAAAAGCAATATTAAATAATTAATTTATTTATTCGAAATTAAACTATAAATGTGTAAAGATTGTAAGCTATGTCAGAACATTTAGAAACAAAAAGACTTGTACATGACCTCGATCAAATTAAGGAAAAAGTCGATCTGTTGTCGGAAAGGATAATCAGGTTAGAATATGACAGTTCTAAGATCGCGGAGGCGGTGCCTCAGCTCAAAGAGGCTATCAAGGATTTGCACGAATCTATTAGCGGCACAGGGGACCTTAACACTCCAGGGGTAGCTGGACACTTGCGAGCATTGGTCGGCAGTGTCCAGGCGCTAGAGGCGGAAAGTAAGAACAATGAAAGAAGGTATTTGAAAGATAAGGAGGAGCAAGCTAGGGTTAATACCGAGCAACGGCATTTGAATCTAAAATTTATGGCCGCCGTAGGAGCTATCAGTCTTGTTGGCGGTGGTGGGGGTTCGTATTTGGTTAAGATTCTTGGAGGTTAACAGATAATTATGAATACAGAATTGCTTATCAATGAGTTAAAAACTAACGCGAATAAACTGAAGGACTTCTTCGAGAATGACTTGTTGGACACTCTGGGACAGAAGATCGAAGTTCTCTTTATAGAGACAAACCCCGAAGATCTAGAGGGATTTCTAAAGAAATTCAATGGATTCTTCGACCTGCGGGTGACAGATTCGTTCGAGGAGGCTGAGGGCTTTTTAAAGAACGGGGCTTTCGAATTTTGTGTAATTGATTCAGAGGATAGAAGAAGTATAGATTTCGCAGAGGCTCAGTCGAAGGATAACAATTGTCGATTTGTAATCTTCGCCGACGAGGAGGAAAGCGTGGCAAATACGGAGGAATTCCGCATTATCCACAAGGAAGAACTCATTGAGGCAAACGAAACTTCCTTCCTGGAAAGGATTCTAAAAACTTCTTGAATTTTTTAGAGATATATGACTTGAAAAAAGAACTTGAAAAAATGATTTCCCCCGTTAATATAAGATGGTTGGGAGATTTTGATATTTCGTCCCAGCTTTGTATTCGATCTCGCCCCGCTGGTGTGGGCTAGGTCTCTTCCTGTAGAGTTGGCCTGTCCGAAAGGGCAGGTCAACTTTTTTATTGACAATATCAGGATCTGCTGTATATTGCATACAGATCTTAACGGAAAGTGGGTCCCTCAACACCACAGGTTCGAATCAATAACTAAATTGAAATTAAAAAAAATAAAATAAAATGAGTGGAACAAACCTAAACGAAAAGCCTAGCGCCCCTAACCTCACGGATGCTGCGCATACGCCAGTTGTGTCGGTGAAAGCAGGGGGTCCATTGAAAGCTGGAGACAACGTATCAATTACGAATGGCATAGCCTTTTTCAGGTCAAAAGAATTTCAAAGCCGAGCGGAAGGCGTGGTGAACCCATTTTTGGGGGAGGATGTAAAATACGGGGAGTTAGTCTGGATCTTAGTTAATCCCCAGAATATCACGAATGTTCGGCATTCCTGGGACTTCAAGGGTGCCTCCTCGGAGGGCGAAGAGGCCTCTTGTGGAGAGGAGGAAGCAGCTGAGAAACCAAGGACCTCTCTCGCTGATGCCCTGAGAAAGGTCAGAGCTTATGAAGAGGAGTGTAAAGAAGAGGACCTTAGGGAAGAGTGGAATGTAGAGGGTGGAGGAGGTCTCGCCCGCCGCGAAGTAAGTTGCAAGTCATGTGGGACAGCATCGGAATATGCAAAATGTGAAGAATGCGGCTGTTGCCAGAAGTGCGGTGTTTGCGAGTGCACTTGTAGGATTTGCGGAAAGAAAAGTCCTGATTGCATCTGTGACGCCTGGTGCGCAGAGAGTGATTGTTAGTATGAAGAATTTTGAGATAACAGTCTTGACATCTACAGTGATTACGATAAAGTCTGTAGAAGGTAAAGAGGAAGCTGAGGACCTAGCCATGGATGCATCGACCTCCGATGGAGAAACGACTATTCAAAGCACGAAAGAGCTTTTAAGTCAAGGAGATTTGGAAAGATCAGAGAGATATGCGGACATAGCGATATAATCAATTTATTGGCTCATAGATTAAATAGAACTTAAATCACCTACCTCGTAAGTAGCGAGACTGTTGGTTTGAACCCAACTGAGCCTATTTTCTTTACAATAGTAGTTGACAAAACAGTAGAGACAGTTTAGTATATATCAATGTTATGGTAGATCTTATAAAGACAGAGAAGACGGAACATCAATCTATTTCAGACGAATACGGACACAGGCAGGAAGTGCTGGAAGACGCTGACGAGCTAGAGAGAAGCTTAATGGAAGCGGCCTGCACCAACTGCGGAACTATCGACGCCTCTATATGTGGGTGCTTTGGAATTTAAAGAAGAATTTAAAGAAGAAAATAATTGAAATAATAGATACGGTTCTATAATATAAAATAAGCGCTTGCAGGACACAGTTCTTGTATATCTGAAGAGAGGGTTCGAACCCTTCTAAGCGCTAGAATTTTATGTTAGGTAGTTTAAATGTAAAGCGCCCGCTTTCAAAAGGGGGAACTGAAAGGTTAGATGCCTTTCCCTAACACCATTTTATGGCGATGTCGTATAATGTTTTAAACATTTTTAGGCTGACTAGTTAAAGTCGAAGAGATGTTGAGACTATAGATGTCTGTTTACGTAAACAGGTATTAAATAGTAATACGTTCCCTTTATAGGGGAAAAATGGAGGTTCGAGTCCTCAGGTTGCCACCATTTTAACATGCCTGTAGGGTTAATTCCCGCCAGGTATACAATTTACCGCGTTCCTTCGGTGAGGAAGTTGCGGAGACGTACCAGAGGGTCTTTATCTCTTTTGTTCCCTGGTCATTACGTCTTCGTCATTCGAGACGCAAGTCTCGGCGCGGAATTATTTAAAGACATTGGGATTATGGAGGATTCGAAGCCTTCCAGCTAACGCTGTAGCTTAACGGTAAAGCGCCCCTCAAGCGGAGAGACGAAGGTTCAATTCCTTACTAGTAGCTTAATGGCAAAGCACTCCCAATATTTCACAATAGGGTTGACACTTCCCTCCGAACAGTGTTAGCCTAAAGCTTCAGTTGAAATTGTATAAAAAATAGATATGGGTAAAAAAATTTTGGTGAGCAAAATACCGAGGAGTTAAGAAGTATATGGCTACTCAGCACACTCCCACTGGAAGAAAGGAAGACAAAGTTTGCCCATATTGCGGCGCGAATGTATTTTGGCAGAGAGTAAAGGGCGACTGGGCTCTTTTTACTTTATTGAATGGAGGTCACAAGTGCGCGTCGAAGGTGACACCCTCCAAGAATTATCATTGCGAACAATGCGGCGGCTATGGGGTAATAAGTGTGACTGTATTTAATAAATTAGTTCCGTGTTTTAAGTGTTTATATGATTGCAAGTAAAGCGAACAAGAACGTATTAATTGATCTCGCGAAAAAGATAAAAATATATGCAAAAGAGTCGACCTTAGCGGTAGGCCCTGAGAATCCTAATTACGCTTCTCATTTTGCGAAAACATACTGTGAGGCGAAAGTAAAGATCGACAAAGTGAAGAGCGGGAAGAGTGTCATGGGGAACACGCCTATCAAAAAAGGCGAAGATCCTTACCCAGAGATACCTTCGACCTTTGGGAAGTCAAGAAAAGCTAATGATTCTAAAAAAACAAAGGAGAGGAGGGAGATACTAGAAGCCAGAAAGAAATATATTTCTAAGTTAGATATTTTCCGGCTTATCTATGATGCCTGCGCTTTAGATTTTTTATTCTTTAAGATGGACTACAGAATGGCTAATGAAAAGAAATTAGAGAAAGTTATTAACTTGAGAGCTGAAAAAGTGAGGCTGTTGGCGGACTCTATTAGCGACGCGTTAGAAAGGTCAATCAGGAGCGAGGCGGCATACGCCTTTAGGTCTAGGAAGGTTGCTAGCCTGGAGGATTACGGCACCCCTGTAAATTGCGCCGAGAAAGACTGTCTGTTCGAGGATTTTGGTTGGGATTTTTGGGGCGAAGACATGACTTTTGACAGAGTAAGTTTAGATAAAGTGCAAATAGCTTTTTATGCGAAGATATGGGGTCGGAGCTTTGGCGGGCCTTTGTGGGGAAAGGCGGCGGACGGCCTTATGAAACTTAACAAGGCTATAGAGAAAGAGGATACAGGGCAAATGCTCCTCTATGCTGATCATATACTGGATATGCAACATAACACAGGATTTATTTTGAATAAAACGGAGTGGCGAGTCCTCGATGAGCAATTCCCGTTATATCCTGTCGAGAGCGGACCTGCACCCATGCTCAAAGGGAGACGAAGGAGAAACATTACTCATCTCGATAATAGATCTATTTTAAGGTCTTTAGAAGATTTTAAACCATATGTAACTAAAAAAGTGAGGAACTTAATCTCAGCTAATTGTAATTACTTAGTATGAAGCAAGAAAATTTACCAGATATACAATTTTTGGATGAAGATAATTGGGAGTTTTCTCCTGTCCAGGGGACGGCCTTAGAGGAGTTTAGAGGGTCCTTGGTCTACAAAAAAACATAGCCCGTTTCATATGGTGTCGAAATCTAATAACGTAGATACTACATTTTTAATAGTTCATAAAACAAGTTTAGTTCTACTATACACCTTAGAAGGAGAGCAAGCTATTAAGGCTAGGGAATTATTTCTAAAGAAAGAAGAAAAATACCGGGAAGAATTGACGGAAAGGTTCTTGAATTTCGGCGAAATAGAGGGAGCGAAGCATTTTTTGGACAAGGATAATGAATAAGGTATTAGTGTCTTTGCACGAACATAACGAGGAAATTACAGAAAGTTACAATGTCGCGGGTCCGACCTTCAACGGATTAGAGTGCCCGTCCTGCAAGGAGGAGCTTCAGGATGTGAGCGGCATGACATCCTTGATGCCGCCGTTACAAATGATTAAATGCTCAGGATGTAGTTATATAGGCTATAGAAGACTTAAATAAAAACTAAATAGATAAAAAAGTGTAACATATAGTATGAAGAAAGGCATATTAACTTTTACCACAACTCTATTTCTAGTAATTTCATTAAACGGTGATTACTTCGCAGGAGGCTCTTACAAGACGTTTGATAAGGGGTCGACCGTAACCCTCCCGAAATCTGACGGGACGCTCTACGGCGATGCTGTAGCGGCAAAATACATTGTCCAGGAGAAATTGGGGGTGAATTTAGATTTTTCCACGTATTCGACGGGATATGGGCCGGATAAGGTCCAATTTTCACTTAGAAATGCGGATGGGACTCTAGAAATAGATAATTTCTTTGTGTTGACTGTTGGGGAGTTCGAAGGACTAGACGGGCTAGTGGAGAAGGTTACAGAGAAAGTTACAAAGAAATTAGTTGACGCAGCAGCAAATTAGGCGTAATGTATTGAGTAGTTAGGTAAGATCTACGTTAAAAACTGCCTGATGGGTTTTTAGAGACCTTCATCTCAAAAAGGGCTTATAATTAGTTTCATCATTTTAAAGAGGTTGGCTTAGAGGCAGCCAGATCGAAAGATCGACCGGAATTCTAGCCGGTTCCTATAATGAGTAGTGTCGGCACCGAAACCGCGATATGCTGAGTATTCAGTGACGAGGCTAGGGTAAATGTTCGGCGTGGTATGTGAGAAGCAGCTTCCTGAGAATAAGGCATAGGGAGTCCACGGAGTCGGGGAGTGCTTTCCTGCCGCTTTTGGCGTAATAGCACATTTTCAATGATGAAACTAATTATAGGCCCTTGAAGTAAGGGAAGTTTACGGACTGGCATGTTCCTGGTGGCGATGGATTTTTGCAAAAAAAATCTGTGCGATAGGCTCGTTTCCTATGTGGTCCAAACTTTAAGTTGACAAACATATCAGACAGTGTATATTGCAGTTATGAGAAGTCCTGAGAGGTTAACCGTTTCCGAACAAGTCGAACTCGATACAGAGGTTAGGGTTCACGTTGCTGAAACGGCTTACAAAAGAGGCTGGAATGATGCTTTAAAAGAGGCCCTTCTTCTGGTTCAAAACGAAATACTTGGAAGCAGCCCGGAAGGGATGTCCATGAAAGGCTATGCTACATTTTTGTTTAAAGAATTAGAAAGATAATAGAAATTTAATGGAGGAATAAAAGAATTGAATATATAATATGAATGAAGTAGAAGCAAAAAGAATTGATACCCTAATAAGAGAAGGTAAAACTCTTCGCGTAAGAAGCTGCCATGAAGATGAGTTTGAGGTTAAATTCGCGGATATGAGCGGAGATAGATGGCATTTATTGTTATTGAATTTTATAAAAAATTGTAAGTCTCCTTCTTGGATCTCTAAGAAACACGATGACGGAAGCGAAAGGGATGGGTGGTTTATTGTCGGGGTTACATTGCCCCAAGGACCTATCTCTTATCATTTACCTTCTAGATTGTGGGGCTTTGCGGAACCTGTAGTCGACGAAATACTAGAAATAGGAAAAAGAGGGGACGGGCACACATCTCAAGATGTAACGGATCGACTTTTTGGCTACCTTTTAAGTGAATCAGGAAGTATTAAGGTAGAAACAACGCTATAAAAAGAAATAAATTTATGAACATCCAAACTGGAGCAGCTATGTCGTAGCGAAGCAACGGCGAAGAAAGAGAAGTATAAATAAAACCACTATCGGTTTTGTGCCGGAAGGCCAAAGAATGAGGCGCAGGAGGGATAAGCGCCCTAGAAAGAAACCCTCAATAATTTCATATTGAAAAGACTTAGTGCGGGTAGCTCCCGCTAAACCTAAGTTTTATCCCTCAACACGTAGGGGCGGCGTGATTAAAGAAATGCTCCACTAATTTAAATGAAAGTCGTAGATCATTATAATTGTTTCGCCGGGGAAATATATGAGCATTGCAAAATTTATAACGCAGTTTTACTAGGAAATGACGAATCAGAACATTGTGATAATCTAATCAAGTTCGCTGGAATTCCAGATGGAGGGGTGGTTCTAGATGTAGGTTGCGGCTCCGGGGGATTTTTAAACCGACTAATGATGGGCCTTATCCATAGGGGCATCGACCCCTCTGACCACCAGCTATGCTTGGCGAGATTAAATTTAGGTAGACATAGTAATACCCTGGTATTTAAGTCAGATATGGAATCTTTCGATAATGAAGGCGAATTATACGATACTATCTTCTTCAATGAGACAATAGGATATTCTAAGTATAGGCAAAGAGAGATGATAAATAAATACTATCATGTTCTTAAGGCTGGCGGCAGTCTAATAATTTCAACTTTTTTGAATATGGATACCATAAATGAGAAGGGCGAGAGAGAGGAGAATTTCGAGAAGAACCAGGAGATATTCAGAAGTTTAGGAGCGGACTCTCAACTCAGAAATATAGATTTCTTTGAATATATGGGCTTCGACACAGAGATATTGATAGATAGGCGTGTGAGTTTCTACGATGGTGAAAAACAGATTAATCAAAACTGGCTAGAGCATAGACCTTCGGCAGGATTCATGAACGTCGAAGTGTCGGAAATAATTAAGAAACATATTACAGTAAAAATATTTAATCCATAATGAGAAAAAATTATATTGTAAATTAAAATATCAGTGGGTATAAGTAGAGGCAAAGAAGAATAAAGGAAGAAATTTCTGGACAAAACCCAGTTTAGAGTGTATATTTAAAGAGTAAACAATAATTTGCAGGCGTGCGGCAAAGCCGCTACCTAACAACATAGTAAATTAGACACATGATTGTCTAGAGCGAAAACTACGGAGAGTTAGTAGCCGAAAATAAAGGCGGATAGGGGATAAGCGCCGTAAAATAAACCCTTAACAATTTTTAGTAAAGAATTTACGGGGGCGAACAGATTCGACAGAGATATAATCTGTAATAGCCACATGCAAAGGATAGTTGTTGGCCTTTTAAGAATCAACTAAATCACAAAATGGCACGACTGATAAAGTTATGGCACTAGGCGGCGGAAGCTTCACATCCTCAAAAGGGGTATATGCAACTCAAGTTCTAGCACCAGTCGCAATTGCTGCGTAAGTAAAATTATGTAGCTGGGACTAGAGGTTCTTACACCCTTTAGTCTATCAATTTAGTAAGTTAAGCAGAATTTTATATGGTCTCGCTTGTTAAAATAATTCGTATTATACCGCGTTGGTATTGTTAGTTTCAGTGCGCGGAAGAACTTAAAACTAAATAAGCATGTAAACGCTACTATTGGAAATGTTTTTGGACTTGGCTAGCATCATGCCAACGCCTCCACCATTTAATTGTTCCCGTCTCCACCAGTTCGGTGTAAAACTGAATATGGAAAGAAAGAACAAGAAAAAAAGTATAACAGTAAAATGCAATCATTGTGAAAATAATTTTGAAAAACCTCTAAAGGAATACAAAAGGAGATTAAAGAACGGATTCAATATCTTTTATTGCAGTAGGTCTTGCGTGGGAAAATCTAATATAGGCAACATACCTAATTATAAAGATGGTAACTCAGATATACTTAAAAAACATTGGGAAAATAATACATCTCTGGATGACTATTCTCCTTACAGATTCCATCTAAGGGCATCAAATAGAAGGCAAAAATTTAATAATTTATCTTTAGAACATTTGAAAGAAGTTTGGGACAGCCAGGAAGGTAGATGTCCTTATAGCGGGTTAAAAATGATTTTAGATAAAAGATCTCTATCTAAAGATAGACCTAGAAATTTAAAAAACGCATCCCTAGATAGGAGGGACTCTTCTAAGGGCTACGAGCAAGGAAATGTTCAATTCGTCTGTATGGCTTTGAATTTTGCCAAATCAGATTTTTCCGACGAACAATTTAGAGAGTTTCTTAAAGAATTAAAAAATAGTTTATGAAGAATGCGAAAGAGGTCCGTAGTATGGCGAAGATGCTTAAGAATACCAGCGGAGATATCTCTAAGAAACATCATATGATGACTAAGCTCTGGAGAAAAATTGGGTATGAAATTGACAAAACATTATTAAATAATTATTCAATGCCCTTGACAGATCTCAGTAATGTGCTAGATTGTTGGAGATGAAGAATGTGTTACAAAAAAACAAATAGAGAAAAAAAGTTTAGAGCCGCGAAAAGGTAAATTTTGGTGCGACACATGCGATGCATATTTAGTGAATCCAGGTCAGCGGTGCCCATGCTGCAATCACAAACAGAATGAGAAGAGGTGGAAAAAATGAATTCTACGGAAAAAGGCAATATTAAAATATGAGTGAACCAGCTTCAATTCAAAAAGTAGCTTCTGTTAAGGATCATCCAAATGCAGATAAACTAGATATTATCACTCTAGAAGGGATGGCATGGATAGTAGTGTCCCAAAAGGGAGTTCACACTGTGGGCGACCACGTTTGTTATGTAGAATGTGATACAGTTCTTCCCGAGGTCCCAATCTTCGAATTCCTTAGGGATAAGAAGTTCATGGTCAAGCCTATTAGACTTCGAAAGGTTTATAGTGCAGGTTTAATTCTGCCGCTATTGGAATTAGAAAATGCATTTGGTGTTTTATTCATGAGTCGGGACCTCGGAACGGATATTTCTGATTTAATTGGCGCTTCTCATTATGAGAAGCCTTTGCCTGTTGAAGTATCAAATGCAATAGGGCGATACCCTACAGACGTTATTCCAAAGACAGATGAGGACAATTTACTCTCTAATTCAAAGGCTTTCGATGAACTTAAAAATATAACGTGTGGCATTACTCAAAAAGTAGATGGTAGTTCCATGGGAGTAATCAAACATCTAGATGGGCGAGTGGAAGTTTGCTCTAGGAACCTTTCCCTTGAGGAAACTGAAGGCAATCTTTTTTGGAAGATGTATTGGAAATATAATATGGATAAAATTCCAGCTGGGTTCGCTATTAATTTGGAACTTTATGGTCCGGGCGTAAATGGGAATAAAATGAAAGCTGAGGAACATGGTGCGGCGGCATTCAATGTTTTTCATATTACAGAAGGTCATGCCCTTTTAAGTAGGAATATGTCTTTGGAATTTTGCAAGACATATGGTTTAGAAGAAGTGAAACAAATTGGCGATGTTTTAATACTTTCGTCCAAATATCCGACAATTCAAAGTTTAATTGATCTTGCTAATGAGCAGGAGTATTCGCCAGGTATCCCTGCCGAGGGAATTGTAATCAGGCCTGTAATCCCAACATACAGTCATGTTTTAAACAAAGACCTGTCGGTCAAGGTTATTAATCAAAATTATAAAGATTGAAGAAAGAATAATATGATATCGAGAACTAGAAGTGAGATTGCGTGCGAGATGGGCTGGCATTCACTAAACATCGCTGGAACTGGGGCCGACGCGAAAGACAAGCCTGATAACCATTTTCATAAAAAGAGTAGAAGGAAGAGCCAAAGAGCGATGAAAAGGCTCCAGGCCAGGTTGGATAAACTCGATGGCAACCAATAAAAAAGATAGAGTTTATACAACTGTTTGCTATGGCTGTAAAAAAGAAATTACATTTAATTACAATGCCGCGAGAGCTAGCAAGGCGAGCTACAAAGGCGCGGAGGAATACCTAAGGATGCCTTGTCCGCATTGTGGAGAGATTGTTAACCAAAGAGTCGACGAAAAATCTTATATAACGAAATTAGAAGAATAATAATATGTTATTGCCAAAATTGTATAAACTATCTACAAAGAACAAGACGCAGGAATGGACTGTCGAAATTGACGGAGGAAGGTATCGGACTATCGCGGGGCAGGTCGGAGGAACTCTGACTGTCTCAGGATGGACAGATGTTGAGCCAAAGAATGTTGGACGTTCAAACGAAACTTCAAGAGAGGAGCAAGCGATGCTAGAGGCCAGAGCTAAATGGGACAAGAAGAATGATCTTGATTATCATACTAATATTGAAAGAATTAACGAGAGCAATTACTATTCTCCGATGCTCGCTCATAAATATAAAGATCAGGGTCACAAGCTCCCAGAGACTCTCCTTATTTCCAGCAAAATGGATGGGGCTAGAATTATAATTAAAAAAGATGGAGTTTTTAGTCGCACTGGAAAAAGGTTCCCAGCTCTGGATTTTTTTGCTAATAATCTCTTAAGGCCTATCTTCGAGAAATACCCTGAGGCTATCCTAGACGGGGAGGCGTATAACCATAATTTGAAAGATAATTTCAATAAAATCATATCCCTTTGTAAAAAAACAACGGCGTCCGCTATAGAAGCTTCGCGAGAAGAGGTCGAAAAGAACATTTTCCCAATTTTGTTCGATGTGCCTGTCATTGGTGAGCTAAACGAGAAGGACCCTTTCAAGGATCGATGGGCTAAACTTATTCTTGAGTTTTACGGAGATATTAATCCGGAGTTTTTTGTAGAGTATAAGATTATTTCGAAATCAGATATAGATAAGCAACATGAAATCTATATTAGCGAGGGTTACGAAGGGTCGATGCTAAGAGATCCTGGCGCACCTTACGAGAACAAGAGGAGCTACACACTCCAAAAGAAGAAGGATTTTAGAGAAGATGAGTTTAAGATTGTAGAGATCCTTGAAGGGAAAGGAAATAGAGCGGGAATGGCCGGGAAGATTAGGTTGATTGATGAGAAGGGGGAGACGTTTAAGGCGACATCGATGGGAGACGAGTCTCTTTTTCGCGATATGTTCTTGCATCCAGAGAATTACGTAGGCAAGATGGCTACAGTGAAATTCATGAACTTAACGCCGCCGCCGGAGGAAGTCCCGCGACACGCGAACATAAAAAGCATCCGGAATTACGAATAAATATTTAAACAGAAATGAAAGGGATAGATTCCGAGGAATATGCAAGGTTAAGGGTCCTAGGGTGGAGGTCTATGCCTGAGAAGATTAGGCCATCGCTTAAAAAATTCAAAAAACTAACTTCAAAATACGGGGGCGTAGGAGTAACTATTGAAAAGATCAAAGAAAGAAATTCCAGAGGTATTACCTTTCGGGCCAATCAAGGGAGTAAGGTGGATCACTAAACATGCCTTGGAGAGGTTCTTTGAAAGGACCTCTCACAAGAGCGCGACATTCGGCTTCGCGATGAAGACCATCGAGGACGTCCTTTCTAAAGGCTTGGAGAAAGAACCTACTGGTCTTTCGAAGGTTTTCAAGTTACTTGATCACGACTTTAAAGCAGCGAAATATTATTTAACAGGAGACGGTAACAGTGCTACAGTATTGGTAGTAAGAGACGACATTTTAATTACAATGTATATTGACAAGAATGGCGGCTTCGAGGAGGTAAAGGATGGGTAAAACTTCAAAGAGAAGGCAAGAAGACTTCAAAAGAGTCCAAGAGAACTGGGAGAATATCGCTGGGATGGAGAAGTCGAAGAGAAAAGCCAAGAAAGGTGTTGACAAACTAGACGAGAGAGACTAATATATAACAGAATTTAAACGAATTTAGGTGCTTACAGCAAACCAAAAATCTATTATTAAGAAAAAAATACAGCACCTAGGCAATTTTATAGATACATCCAGCAATAAACTTTTTATCTGCAATTAAAAACAAACTGTATCTAGGCAATTTAATTTATATACAACTTACTAATCAAAATTTAGAAACTAACAGCGAATATATTTCTAATAAACAGTTTCTAGCATAGATATTATCTGCAATAAAAATCCTACAAAAACTGCCAGATGTGGTGTCTGGCGCAATATCTAGAAAATATGAAAACAAAAAGTAAATTAATTGGGTCCATTGAGGACGACAAGAATTACACCCTCACTGAAAATAGCGCGTTGACTCTCAAGTCTTCTAAGTCCGACTTGACCGATATGTTTGGGCTCGGAGGGGCGTTCAGAACCCGTAGTGACGAAGATGTAGAGGCCTTGTTTCGTAAGGCATATGCAGAGGATGAACTTTTGGCTGTCAAGTGTCTCTTCTATCTTCGCGATGTGAGAGGCGGACAAGGAGAACGTAGGTTTTTTAAAGTCTGTTTGAAATGGTTAAGTAATAATCATCCAGAAATCATCAAGAAGAACTTTGAGAATATCCCAGAATACGGAAGATGGGACGACGTATTTAGCCTGATGGATACAGAGACGGAGAGTGAGGTCCTAGACTTCTACGGGAAACAAATAAAGGAAGATGTCAAAAAATTAGAGACAGAATCACAAACAATTTCTCTTGCCGGAAAATGGGCAAAATCCGAAAATTCATCCTCAGAAGAGACGAAGAGGTATGGTTCGAAACTCAGGCGATCATTAGGGCTAACTTCGAGGCAATATAGAAAGATGCTCTCCGGCTTGAGGGCTAGGATCGACATCGTAGAGAAGAAGATTTGCGCGAAAAAGTGGGAAGAGATTGACTTCTCAAAAGTCCCTTCTAATGCGATGAGCAAATTAAGGAAGGCTTTCGCTAAGCACACTCCAGAGAAGTTTAAGGAATTTCTCGAAAAGGTCGAGGAGGGTGAAACGAAGATTAATTCGGGCACTTTGTATCCTTACGAAATCACTTCTAAAGCGGCGCACGCCTCTGGCTCAACGGAGGCGAGAACTTTGGACGCACAATGGAAGGCTTTGCCCGACTATATGGCGGACTCAGACAAGAGGGTTATTTGTGTCGTAGACGTTTCTGGGTCAATGACCTGGACGGGGGTGAACGGAGTTCTCCCAATAGACGTGGCAGTCTCGCTAGGTATCTACTGTGCTGATAAAGGGAAGGGAATCTTCAAGGATAGTTTCTTGACGTTCACTGACGAGTGCGACCTTGAGGTAATCAAGGGGACGAATATCGTAGAGAAGTCGCAAAATCTAAGGCAGGCCAAGTGGGGAGGCTCCACGAATCTTCAATCTGCATTTAATACTATTTTGAATGCGGGCCTTAAGGAAGGTCTCGGAGAAGAGGATATGCCAAATGTGATTTTTGTGATCACAGACCTCGAATTTAACCCTTCTTCTTCTGGGACGACTAATCAAAAAGAAATTGAGGAGAAGTATAGGGAGGCGGGGTATGAGGTGCCTACTCTTGTCTGGTGGAACGTTAACGCTAAAAACAGTCAATCACCAGTCACGCATGACGAAGAAGGCAATATGCTTGTTAGTGGATTCAGTCCTTCCATTCTGGAGACAGTTCTTACCGGGAAGTCTACGACTCCTTATGATTTGATGGTCGAGAAATTGAGTTCAGATAGATACGACAAAATTACTGTGTAATTAGAAAAATAAGTCATACTATATAGTAGTTATAGTAGTTAGAGTTTAACAATTGGTGCTTTTTGCTGATTGTGTCATCAAGAGAGGGGAGAGGCAATCTACTTCCCTCTTTTATTTCATGGATATAGAATATTTTAAAAAACGATATGGCAAAAACGGCAGATATTAAAGAACTTGCAGAAACTTCTAGCGAGAAGATTTCGGAGAAAGACAGAAAAATAAGCGACAAACTTACTGAACTCAGAGAACTTTGTCTAAAAGAAGGGAGGTCTTTGTTTGCGGCGGCATCCTCGAACAGAGAGGGGAATGTGGGTCGCGAAGGAGAATGTATCGTAGAGGTCGTCCCATTCACATGTCCTACGAAAGAGTATAACGAGGCTGTTTCTAACGACAAAGAAAAGGCACTGGGACTTAACAAGACTCACGAGAAATTCATGAAGACGATCCTGCAGGTATACGTAGATAAGCCTACGGGACTATTCGTCCTTGCACAGTACATGTATTCTAAAATATATAATGAATATGTTAGCAAAACGAATAGCTGCGAGAAGGCATTCCAGGGCGAACAATTCGAAAAAAGTGAAATTTAACTAGACAGCCGCGCATACGAAGTGTATATTGAATATACAAAGACTTTAACAGGGGGTTGGTGAAATTGGATATCACAAGGCTCTTCTAAAGCCTTATTCTGTAGAGCACTTTGTTGAAGGCTGGAAATAATTTTTAGAATGTGGTGCCCACCACGGATCAAATGGGCAAAATTTAATGCAGGCGTAGCTTAACTGGATAAAGCCTAGAGTTTCTACCTCTATGATTTGGGGATTCGAATTCCTCCGCCTGTACCATTTTAAAGTCTAAATATGAATCAGCCAGAAATTATTAAAGAGTTCGCAACAAATGTGGCGCTCTGGACCTTAGTTTACTTAGGTGTCAGCGTCGTGTCTTACTTCATTTGTAAGACCATGGAATCTATATTTTATGACGAACAGTTGGACGACTACCCTTTGGACTCCTCAGAGGTGGGGCTGGTGCTACTCTCTCCCTTGATATTGTTGATATATGTCATTTTAACTTCCATTAATTAACTGGGCGGCATTTAAATCATCGAGAGGAATTAAAAAATTATGAAATTAAATTACGTTATTCATATTTGCATGAAGAAGGCACAAGACTCTAATCTGTTAGATACATATTTTTTCAGCGAAAAAGGGTTGAGGATTTTGCAAGATTCGAGACTTCAAACTAAGTTTGCTACTGAGAAAGAGGCGGAGACGGTCTGCAAGAAGGCTAGACTGCATTACGAAGATATACTGGACAGGGACACTTATGCTGGATGCTCGATTGTCCAGTATGCGGGGTAACTTATGAAAACTATCGAAGTAGTAGATAGAGATTTAGCCTGCAGGATGGTAAAAGGTCTTGAAAGAGGGCTCGTTCCCATCAGCAAAAGGATCGTAAGCGAATCCCTCTGGAACGCGGAATTTGAATTTGTAATTCAAGATGTAAATAATGAGATATACTATATTGTTCAAGCGGACGTATCGAAGATCGGTGTGGATACTGGGGAGCCTTTTGAGCACAGCACCCTTCCTATAGTCTTTGAAGAGGCTGTAGCATATACATCTTACAAGAAAAAAGAAGACTAAGAAAATTACATAAAAATTGAATATGAGTAAGAGCAAAAATGAATCAATTAACGGATCTAACCAGCGCTGGAAAGACGTTGTTGGATATGAAGGAAACTACAAGGTTAGTGATTGCGGCGAAATTTTGAACGCAAAGACCGGAAAATTTTTGAAGGGAAGCCTTCAGGACGGATATAGGAGATTCTCTCTTTCGAAGGACAAGAGTAAGAAAAACCTTCTTGGGCATAGGCTCGTAGCCCAAGCATTCCTCAAGAACGAGGAGAATTTACCCCAGGTTAACCACAAAGACGGAGTGAAGTTTAATAACTATCATTCGAATTTAGAATGGAATACCCCGAAGCAAAACGTTCGGCATGCTGCCTTTCTAGGCCTTAGAGCTATAGGAGAGCGAAACGGCAGCGCGAAGCTTAATGCGGACAAGGTAATTGCAATCCGTAAGATGTCGAAGAAAGGGATGACTCACAAGGATTTGGCTTCGCTATGCGGGGTTAATACATTTGTTATTTACAAAGTAATACACAGAATCAATTGGTCTCATGTTTGATTTGGATTTATACTGAAATCTTAAGACAAAATTATTAATTATGAAGACATTTAGAAGGTGGCTCCTAGCTCGGGAGGCTTCGCAGTCATTCGTTCTCGTAAGGGATACAGACATGACTCTCCAAGATTGTTCGAGGAGCGTCAACTTCTCCTTTTGGATGGACGAAGGTTACAGTAATAATCACAAGAAACAGGTCAGTCACCTGAAGAAAGACTATAGAGATCATAGAAAAAGGGTCGAGACTCTAAAAAAAGCTTTAATTATTCTAGAAACTAATCTAGACGAAGACTATAATAAGAAACTGGTCAAGCTTGAGAAGAAGCAGTCGATAAGAGGAAGACGCCACAAGCCCGATATTCTTAATAATATCCTGAGGGCGTAGATAATCCTTGAGAGAGAAATACTCTATTTAATAAAAATTCGTTCACCTTTCGGAATCCAAGTGTATATTATTATAAGATTGCCGCGAATAAACTCGGCATTTGTTTTTAAAATATATGGACACATTAAAATTAATTCTAGAAGAGATGGCAGAACACGTTAATAGAAGAGTTCGCTGGTTCGGAGAAATGGTCAGTCAGGGAAAGGGAGAGAGAGTCGTGAAGAAGTTCTTAAAGCACCCTAACATTAAGCTTAAGGCCTTCGCTAAGAGGCTCTCGGAGGTGGGGACCTCTGGTCCGACCTCTGGTCCGACCTCTGGTCCCGTAGCTTCTTCTGGTAATGTAGGAGCCCCGGAACCTAAGGTCACAGGTAACGTCGGAAATACAGGGCCAACTGGCCCATCGGGACCAAGCGAACCTACTGGTAACGTAGGAAGCACAGGACCAACAGGACCAACAGGACCAACAAAAACCGTGGAAGTTAAGGCCTCGACAAGCGGGCCTAAAGGGAACTCGGGGACCAGCGGAACTTCTGGATCATAAATTAAATAGTATGGCGGACTGAGGGTAAGTCAAAGGGTTTCCAAATCCCTTGTTAATAAGAGGGTTCAATTCCTTCCCTTACTGTAATTTATCAACATGAGAGCTAAACAAATATTTAGCTCTCTTTTCATTTCAAAAGACATTATGAAGAGTAGATTTCCTTTAGAACATGAAGAGTATAATTCTAAAAACTACCCAGGAACTAGACAACTTTGTATTAACTGCGAATTACCTACTGAGAGGTGCGGAGAGGATTCTCTCTTCGAGGGGGACACTGGCCCGCTATGCGAGGATTGTCTAGACGATATATCTCTAAAAACATCCAATATTCTATTGCCCGCGACTTGCCCGAAGTGCGAGATAGACCCAAATATAGATTTCGAAGAGGAAAAGAAGAGATTTTCGTTGTTTAAGGTTGACGCTCAGCCGAAGGCTTGGTATGTTCATTGTAGTAAATGTAAGTTCCGCAGCGATGCAAAAGAGAATGTCAAGGCGGCAATACTAGATTGGAATTTTATTTGTAGAGAATAATTATGAGTGATAAAAATCAAAACAAAGTAGTAGGCGTGGTAATTGGATTATTTATATTTTGTTATTTCTTTTATCTCTTAGATGCTCAACAAAAAGTCGACGTTGCAGAGGCGAGGGCTCTTCCCATGGACCTGGAGAGACAAGAGTATACGAGTAAAGGTTGTAGTTTTGTGGCATTCAGGCCTAGTAACGGCTTGCAGGTGATTCATCACCCTACATGTAAAAACCCCAATCACCGATGAAATTAATATGAGTTTATTATTTGCAATATATCTTTATCTTAATGTAACGAGTGCGTTGATCTACACTTTCCTAAAGGATTTTCGGCAGCTGGACGAGCCAGCTAAAAAAGAATTAACTACAAATTAATATGACATTTAAAGAATATCAAAATAAATCAGCAGAAACAGCAATCTACCCGAAGGAAGTGGCTGTCCCTTACCTAACTCTAGGCCTGGCTGGCGAAGCAGGAGAAATTGCAAACAAAATAAAGAAAGTCCTTCGCGGCGACTCAGAATTTACTGATATATTGAAAAAAGACCTGCAAAAAGAGCTTGGTGATGTTCTCTGGTATGTCTCTCAGTTAGTAAGAGAGTTTGGTGGAGATTTAGAAGAAGTTGCACAAGCGAATATAGAAAAACTACAATCAAGAAAAGAGCGCGGAGTATTGAAAGGCGCAGGAGACGATAGATGACCAAGAATGATACAGTGAGACTGACTCCCGCCGCCGCGACTCACATCAAAGAGATGTATGCAAGCAAGCCGGAGGACGAGGGTAAGCCACTTCGAGTGTATGTCGAGAAAGGTGGCTGTTCAGGCATGAAATACAACCTGGCCTTTGATGAAGAGCGCGATGGGGATTTTATCGTGGAACAAGATGGCGTAAAAGTCGTTGTCGATGATTTTAGCATGTCCTTCCTCAAGGGCTCTGTCGTGGATTATTCCGATGACTTAGTGGGCGGAGGATTTAAGGTTCTCAATCCAAACGCATCTCAAACCTGTGGATGCGGGAGTTCCTTCGAGTCTGAATGAGTAAATTGTAAATTGATAGCGGTTATGAGGAGGCCTGTCGCGGCTCACCAAGCCAGAAGCGGCAGGTTTCAGATTATAAGGAAATAAAATAATATGGAAAAAATTAAAAAAATAATTAGAAAATACTACGACGATTTGACTATTTTGATTTTTGTGTTTGCAATAGCTTGCATCGTAGGCCTAATAGGATTTGTTACTGCGGCGATAAAATGAGAAATTTCTCTACGACAAGCTGACAAAAGAAGAGAATCTCGGAGTCGAAGATTCTTTTCCGCTTAAAAAAAATATGATGGTCGGGCTGAATGCTAGCGACATTATGTCCGCGATCCCCTTGCTTGGGATTGCCCTAAGTGAGATAATTGCAGTCTTTACATGTTATTACTTTGCCTTTAAAATTGGCGAGACATTGATTCGGATAACTAGGGGAAATATTTTTGGAGCCGTAAACTGAGAAGAAAAAAACTTGACCAGTTGGGAATATCTGGTAGATTGAGTCTCTTGAAAGAATAACATAACAAAAAAAATATGGAAACAATAGGAATGAATTTGATTGATTTAATAGCGGTCAATGGCCAGACAGTCTTGGGCATGGCCCTTGTTTTGATATTGGTATTGATATTGATATGGATATGGGCAAACGAGAGAGCATGCGAAGTCAGAAAGGCGCGGAGAGTGGGTAGATGGAATTTTGGATCGCGAAAAGGAGGGTTTAGGAACCAAAATTGGTAAAGGGAAAAGACAATAAATAATGATTATACATGGAGATTGTTTAAAGGAGATGAAGAAGATGGAGGAAGGCAGTATCGACCTCACTGTTACTTCTCCTCCGTACGACAACCTGCGAAACTATAATGACTCCTTGGAATGGAACGAAGATATATGGAAAGAGGCAATTAAATCTTTATATAGAATAACTAAAAATGGCGGAGTAGTGGTGTGGGTGGTTGGCGATGCGACTGTGAAAGGGAGCGAAACAGGGACCTCTTTTAAGCAAGCTCTATGGGCGAAAGAATGCGGGTTCAATTTGCACGACACTATGATATGGGAGAAGACTGGCATGTTACCGACCAAAGATAGATATTATTCAATTTTCGAATATATGTTTGTTTTTAGTAAGGGAAAGCCAAAGTCCATGAATTTTATAGAGGACAAGGTCAACCAACATGGAGGGAGAGTCCAAAAGAAGGACTCTTTCGATAAAAAAGAGCAGAGCAGGAAGACGGGAGAGGGAACGTTCGTTAGAAAGCATGTGGGAAGGAGAACCAATATCTGGAGAATTGCTACAGGGGTCAATCCTTACAAACATTCAGCTATATTCCCCGAAAAACTAGCTGAAGACCACATCATCTCTTGGAGTAATGAAGGCGACACGGTGTTAGATTGCTTCGCTGGATCAGGGACCACGGGCGTTATGGCAAAAAAACTAAACAGGAAATATATACTGATTGAAAGCGAGGAGACTTATATAGAGCTGATGAAGGAGAGATTTAGCAAATAATATGTTGACTTTCGAGCGAGTAAGAGTAGACTAAGAGAGTGAATACAAACAATATGAATGGAATCACCATGCGAACTGACAACTCACCAGTGACAATCAAAACACACTGGGACATAGACGGACTTATTACAAGGGACTCTGATCCTGAAGCCGAATTTAAGATTTGGGCGGAGTTGGCGGCTATGAATCCAGATTTCCAAGGCGACGAATTCGAACTAGAGGATTTTGAGAATCATATCAATTTTCTTAAGAAGGGCGAATAGGCTGCAAACCAACCAAAAATGAATAATATTTTGATATTGTTGATATATGTCATTTTAACTTCCATTAATTTAATTGGCCAAAAATTGATCCTTGAGCAGGATCAGAGACTGAAAGGCGATAACTTTTACTACGAGCACACGGACTTGTCTTATTTCGCAAAAAGCTATAAGAATGTTACCGGCTTCGCTGGTTATAGATTCATTGTAGAAGATAAGGGGGACTGGAAGAGGCATAGTCGGTTCCACCTTGGAGCGAATGTGAAATTTGACAGTAAATTGGGGAAACTTGTATTTAGAAATAGGTATGAATTCACACCGGGACATGAGCTTGGTAATTTGGACACCGACAATGGAAATAGATTTAGAGAAAGAATTAAGTATTATCTTCCTTTCGAATGGACTAAATACAAAATACAGCCAAATTTCTCTGATGAATTCTTTTTTAATATTAATAATAAGTTTAGTTATAGCAGAAATAGAGTGGCAATAGGAATTGCAGCAACAGTAGGGAAATTCAAGCCAGAACTTTATTATTTTAAAGAATTCAAGAAGAACGAAGGATGGAGAGGGAGAAGCGTTTTTGGCTTCCTGGTCAAATATGAATTTTAGAAAAAGCTTGCAGAATCCACAAAATTTGGTAGATTAATCACATGGAAGAAAAATTGAACACCCCAGAATCTGTCTCCAATCTAGTGATGACTTTAATTACTAAAGCTCAAATGAAAAAATTGATTAAAGCAGGAGTCAAATACGAGGCTGATGAAACTGGAGAGCCACCTTTACCAAGACCAATCATCAAACTCTTTATGGGCAATCTTACTTGGTTAGTTACCCACATTGAGTCCAGCGGGGTTTTGATCGGCTACGCGGATTTGGGTTTCGGATGTGTCGAATTTGGAGGATTAGCTCATATTGATGAACTAGCTTCAATAAAAGTGGGAATTGCTTTCCTAGAGAGAGACAGATATTGGAAGGATGAGAAAGAAACAAATTATCTCATCAAAGATTGTCTTTTGTAAGATAAAGTAAATGAATAATGAATATATTAAAAAAGACAAAAGTTTATTTAGCCGGGAATTTGGAATACGGCGACCCCGAAGACGCGAGAGTCTGGCGGCAATTTGTTACAAAGGAATTTAATAGTCGTGGCATCACATGTCTAAGCCCTATTAAACAGAATTTTGTCGCTGAGAATTTCAAGCCAGAGTCTAAGGACTTTAGAGATAAGCAGCATGATCTCCTTGAGCAAGGATATTACTGGGAAGTTCATAATAATATGAAACCAATTGTTAGGCAGGACCTAGCCATGGTGGATAAAGTTGATTTTTTATTTGTTGTCATTAACCCGGATATTCCGACGGTGGGGAGTATTGACGAAATAGGGCACGCGAATAGGTTGCGGAAGCCTGTATTTATCACTATTGAGGGAGGAGCCAAGAAGATGCCCCTCTGGTTGGCTGGGAAAATTTGCCCTAAGTATTGGCACGACACTATTGAAAGCGCGATGCAACATGTATTTGATATTAATAGCGGCGAAGAAGAGATTGACGAAAAACACTGGAGGCTCTTACTAGAGAATTTAAGGTAAATATGAAGACCAAGGAACTAGAACATTACGTAGATCCTGAGCCAGAGGACCCCTATTTTCTCGTCGAATCAGTTGTAGATGATTTAGAATTAATTAAAAAAAGATCCGAAGACCTTCGAAACTGGGGCCAAGAGTGGAGAGAGAAAGCCCTGGAGTATTACAGCTACAGAACAAGTCTAGAGGAGAAAATAGACGATCTTGAGGGGGACGTTGAGAACTTAAAGCTTCTGATTAGTGATTTAGAGATAGAATTAGCGAGGTAGTCCTCAACAAAGAGTGTATAAACTCTCTGATGAACGGATTCGGCAATTTTTACACGAAGCATCGAGCTAGTCATATCAAGAAGGTTCGGAGGGACTTAGGAATTATTTTTCTAAAAAATGGTGAGGGAGATCCTATCAAAAAAACAAGGCTAGCGATGAGTCTGGCGGCAGAACTCCACCTGGAGAGGGGGGCTATATTTTCGTATCATGTATTTCTGGATTATATTGTAGACAGAGCTTGTAACGGGGCGAGTTACGAGGAAATTCTTCAGGAGATAAGGAATATATAGGTCGAAGAGATATCGGGAAAGTTGGAAGAAATAGAAAAAGAAAAGAAAAGAAATGAATAAGAAACAGAAAGAGCCAAAAAAGAGAAGTTTTAAACATCCTAAGGTCAAGAGAATGACTCTAGAATATGCGGCGAAGGAGTTGGATAGGCTGAGAGGCAATGGGGAGATTGCATCTGTGAGAGCTAAGCAGATTGCGGCGAGATTGGCTTAGACGCCTCGCAAACAAAAGAAAAGAGATTATCCTAGCGGATGATCTCTTTTTTTGTGCCTAATTAGGTTTTTATAGCTGTTTTGAATTATTTTAATTCGTAGAGCTTACTGCCGAGATGTCTGGCAAAGCGAGTTATATTTAGTAACATTAAATTCTTGACATAGATAGTTTCCCGCGCTATGTTCTCTCCATGAAATATGAGAGGGACGACAAAGCTATCGTAGCCTTTCTTGGGCTGGCGGCGCTCACCCTCTTGTATTTCGCCCCGAACACTCGGGAAGAAATAAAGAGGCAAGAAAACAAAGTTAGACTTGACATGTCGACCTACTCGGTGCAGACTAATAAAGTCAACATTGGAAGACGTTTCCAAGTGTTCGAAGATAACAACAACCTACACATAATAATTGAACAAAAATGAGATATATCTTTGTCGCGGTAATTTGTTTTATCTCAGGAGTCATCTTCGGAGAAGACCTCCACAGAAAGCCCCGCGAGATTTCGAAAATAGAGAATCCTAGAGTTGAGTTTTTCAAAGCTCTCCACATGGTGGAGTCTAGCGGCTCTCTTAACGCACCAGACGGCAAGGCAGGAGAGATTGGGCCGTTACAAATCACGGAGGCTTGCTGGCTAGATAGCGGGATAGACAGACCCTTTAGTAATTGCCGGGATCTTGGCGTCGCGAAGGAAGTGGCGGAGGCTTATTTTGAGAGGTGGGAACCTGAAGCGTATAAAAATAATGATTTTGAAGCTTTAAGTCGCCTATACAATAGCGGGCCAAATTGGGAAAAGAAAAAAAATTCAACCAATATTTATTGGGGGAAAATTAATAAGGTTTTAAATGAAAGAAGTTAATAATAAGTCTCTGGACTTTCTAGCCGGAGAAAGAGTCGCTTATGTTCCTATGCATGCGCACGGAGACCTCGAACATTCGGATGTTGAGCACGGGGAAGTAAATACTTCTAATGATTTATATGTTTTTGTGAAGTTCGACAAGAATGTTAAGGATCTAGGGTGGGACGGCGCGACCAGCCAATCTTGTAGACCTGAGGATTTGGTAAAAATATGAGTGATTCATCAGGCGACACTTTCGCGGGAGTATTCTTTCTTATAGTGGCAATAGCACTTGGAATAATAGCACTTGGAATAATAGGGCTATATAAAGTAGACAAAAGGAGTAGAGAGATAGTTGACCTTAAAAATCAAGCTATCGAAAGAGGTTACGCCGAGATAATTTATACGAATAAAGCCTCAGTAGAAGTTGTAGTCGGAATTTTTAAGTGGAAGGATGGAGAATAGATATTTTATAGGTCTTCACACTTCCTGCGGCGAAATAATTGTAGATGCGGATCTCATTGTAAATTTTATTTCAATAAGAATTGGACTTAAGGGCGGAGTCATGGTAAGTATGATAGACGGAACGAAATACTTCGTGGACGAGAACATAATAGACACAGAAGCCCTAATTAATGGTCTGAAATAAGTGTTGATTTTTTTTTGATCGGTCTGTAATATACCATGTATGACACCAGAAGAAAAGAACGCTTACGCTAAGAAATATTACGAAGCTAACAAAGAGAAGCTCGCCGCGTATCAGGCCGAGTATCAGGAAGAGAACAAAGCGGAGATCGCCGCGAAGCGGAAGGTCCGTAACGCTAAGCCAGAGAACAAAGCGAAGCTCGCCGCGAAGCAGGCCGCGCATTACGAAGAGAACAAAGCGAAGATAGCCGCGAAGAAGGCCGCGTATTACGAAGAGAATAAAGCGAAGATCGCCGCGAAGAATGCTTTGCCAGAGAGTAAAGCGAAGAAGAAAGAGTATCGTGACACGTATTACGAAGCTAACAAAGAGAAGCTCGCCGCGAAGAGAGCTTTGCCAGAGATCAAAGAGGCCGTAAACGAGTATCAGAAGAAGAGATGCGCGGAAAACCCTGGAATTGCTAATTACAAGAATTTCTTGGCTGCGATCTGGAGTTTCCGAAAATTCGGCGGAAATTATGGCGCGAAGGCTTTCGAGAAGGCTGGTTTTACAGGAAAGGATCTCAACGAGAGGCTCCTCCCTTTTGGCAAGTCTTGGGATGACATGGAGGGCGAACACCTTGACCATATCATCCCAGTCTCCTCCTT